GGCGTTCTAATGGAGCATTACGTTCAGCAAGTCTTAACTTTGCAACCAGGGACTTCACTTCAGAGGCGTATGTCTTAGCTGCTGACTCAGAGTACTTAGACTTCGGAACACTAAGAGACGCAAGACGTGCCTTGTTACCCAAGTCTTTAAGTCTATTGGAATGATCAGCATAAATACTCTCAATACGAGTACCAGAAGATAGGGTGTGTGCATCTTTAGTATTAGCAAGAGCCTTTACTACAGAGGTATTTGGAATCACCTTACCGGTCTTAGGGTGGGTATAGGTACGTCCCGTTTGATCATAGACTCTTTCACCAGTCTTAGGATCAATCGACCCACCCTTAGACGCCTTACGAAGATCCTGTTGAGGGACGTGTATATCAGCCCCTGCTCTAGAGATCAACGTAGATGCGCCACCAGAACCACGTGGGCCCTGATACTTAAGCTTCAACTCCGCAATGTTGTGGTCAATAGCAGACTGTCTGAAGTTAAGCCCATGCTTCTCGGCATCAATAACTACCATAGAATGACGGACGGCCCGTGCTAACTCATCAGTAGACGCCTTCTTAATTGTCATGTCAGTAATGAGGTTACTGATCTCGCCCATCTGTGCTTGGGTCTGACTCTTAGTCATCCTCTTCATACCTGGGTACTCTTTGTACTGGTGTTGAGGATCAAAGTTCTTAAGCTTCTCAAGAGCGGCAGTATTCTTAACCTTGCCGTCCCTATTAGGAATCACAAGAACCGTATCACCATCAAAGTCAGCGCCAGACAAACGTTCTGCTACACTATGGTGAATACCAACAGCATCACGAGCCTGCTTAAGAAGAGTCTTAGCTTCCTTGTTTCTGTTGTTAACAGTAAGCTCAGGAATCTCGAACGTCCCACCATGAGGATGTCTAATCAGAACAACACGTTCGCCCTGTGCATAGTTGGGCGCATAGATCTCTGTAGGCTTCATACTAGAGATAGGTAGAATCACATGATGCCCATGTGTACCCGGAATAGCAGCTGCCTTAAGATGTACAGCAGCAGAATCAGATTCATCACCAAAGTCTTCTAACAGCTTCCTCTTAACTTCAGGATTTGTTAGTTCAGAGATTCTCTTGAATTCTTCTTGTCGCTGTTTAAAGGTTAGATCTAATTGCCTCTTAGCAAGGGTGGGGTTCTGCTTAGAAAGCATCTGCGACGACAGAGTTCGTGACCATTCAGACCACTTACCTTCATCATTCACAATGTTCATAGCAGAGGTGACAACTTCTTTACCATCTATCTTCTCGATAATCTGGTCTTTAATGTTGGCACCATACGGGTTGTCTTTATCAATCTTACCCGTCTTCTTAATGGTCTTCAATGGTTTCAGAGCATCAAGTTTATTACCAGTGTCAGACTTGTTGGTATTAAACTGAATGTCCACACCCTTAGGTAGATCGTGCTTATACACAGCCATACCCTTAAGGTAATGCGTGCCATCTACAGTAACACGAACCTGTGCATAACTTGCCCCACCAATAGACACATCTTTAACACCAGGTCGAACAAAGAGAACGCCGTCCGCTTTGTTGCCACCATCAGGACCATAAACAACCTGAACCCGCTTAGAATCAATCGACAGAGGCGTCTTAATCCCTAATTGCGTTCGCCCAAGATCCTTAGATCGACTAGCAATTTGTTGGATGTTGAACTTGTTCTGAGCAACTTGACCCCACTCAGTACCTGGAGGAGCCAACACCTTAACATTGGTCTTCTTACCAGTACCCAACTGCTCGACAGGAACTGAGTGTAACGAGTATCCTTCTTCACGAAGCATTGCAACAGCGCCATCAAGAGTGCTCTTAGTGATACCGTTGTGGTGCTCTACACCCTTACCAACATCGATGTATGTCTTCTTTGCGACCTGCTCTTTAAGCATTTCGGCAGTCGTAGTAAGAATACTGGCCTTCTCTTTTGCGCCAGGAGCAAGTAGTGCTCGAACGCTAGACTCACCAGGAAGACCCATCTTCTTAGCGATGGCCGGGTTAGAAAGACCCTTATCCTTAAGACGCTGGGCTTGGTCCTGTTGTGCCTGCTTCTGTTCGTTCTTAGCGATCTTCTTAGCAGCTCGAAGCTGTGTAGTAGAGAAATGCTCGGTAACGTTACCCTGTTCATCATGAATGTCAAAAGCTTTACAGATCTCAACAGGAGACATTCCCTGTTTCTCGAGATCACCAATAACCTCAAGAAACTTCTTGTTACGACTGGATTGAGAGTTACCTGATCCCCATGGGTATCGACCGCTACGTCTCAGGATTCCGTAGTGGGCAAGATATGCATCTTCATCAATGATCACTACAGTTCCCCTTCCGCTTTGAGTAATTCGAGTTTACTATCGAAGTCAATGATTCTGTCCATGATCGCTAGAATGGTGTCTGGGTCTGGGACGTGTTTATCAACAGCATCGTTTTGATAGATGCGAAGCTCGATGTCAATGTCACGAGGATCAATGTTGTACTCTAAACAGAAAATAGACGTGTACACCTCTAATTGCTTGAAAGAAGCGGGTGTGATACCCGTCTTCAAATCGTGAATTCGAAGTTTGTTACGTCGGAAAGAGATAGCATCAACCGTGCCAAAGCAATTGATCGAATAGAAGAGTGGTTGTTCAACTTCCATCTGATAAGCGATTGCGTCGGCTACATACATAGACATTGTGGGATATGACTTGGATAACTTAATCTTGTGTGTGATACACTGCTGTGCGATTCGATGAAGCGCCGTACCTCTATCGGCAGCTCGATACGAATAGAATTTAGCAACGAGTTTCTGGTCTGTATAGTTAACCCAATGGTATGAACTAGGACTTAGAAACGCGTGCTTTCCGTCTACTTCTGAATGCTTGTTGAAGTTCATTCAGTACCTCTTCTTCGTTTTCCGGATAGATGAACGCAGAGAAAGACATCTCATTCATCCGTTCGACATAGTATCGTTGATTGGGGCGCTCTGTTGCAAAACGTGAGGCCTTGACTTCGAGCGTGGCCCATTTGTCGCCGAAAAAAATAACTAGGTCTGGAATGCCCTGTCTATAACTTGAGTCATTCTTGAGTACTTCGCAACCAGGAAACATTTCATACAACTTTTGAATGATGTATGCCTGGTATTTGTTCTCTCTCATAATGCCCCCAAGCAAAAGAAAAATGGACATTCTCCTATATTAGCCCATGTTATTGCTGCGACTCTATACTTACTTTTGATTTCACCCCCATTCAACCCTCTCTGTACCAATCAAACAGATGCCATGTTGGAAACACAGGAACCTTGTTCACCAATGCCAACTTGATCTCGTAGAACAGTAGACCATTCGTAGTGGCCGCGCTAACAACGTTATCGTACAACAAACCAGTATGTCGATCCACAATTGGCCCAATGGTTACATACTCGTCAACAGTCTTGAACTGAGAAGTGTACTTCCAAGCAAACCAGGCCGGCCTCCACACCAGATTCTCAATGTGGTTGTTCTGTTGATCACCATCCAAATTGATCGGAGAGTCAAAGATATCTGTTTGACCAGTAACAAACGCGCTTGCCACCAGAAGCTTCACCGACTTGGTATATTGTTTACCGTCCTTCATCAACCCAACCTTAGACATTCCTTGCATCGTACAGCTTTGTTTGACCAACCTTTCTCGAACGTCATTTCGGATGCGTCCGTGAGTGCTTACAGAGTACTTTGGAAAGCCAAGAATTTTGGCCCAAATTTCGTCCATTTTAGTCCTCAAATCTTTTCAAAAAAGTAAGTATAAAGGTCCTAAAAAATAGGGTAGGTCTATACTTACTTTTTGAACTTTTTGGCGATTTTGACAAAAACAAGACTTTGTCGAAAAACTTTCTATAAAATGTAGAGGTCTATACTTACTTTTTTCCGCGCGTATATAAGTAAGTATAGACCTCTGCAATTTTAAGAAAGTTTTTCACAAAAATCTTGGATTTGTCCAGAGCTCTGAAAAAAGTTCGAAAAGTAAGTATAAGGATTTTCAAAACCGCATGTAGGATGGGTTCTGGAGGTCTATACTTACTTTCAGACTTTTTTCTTTTTTCTCGAATTTTTCACTTTTTTGTTCATTTTTTGTGAACTTTTTGAAAACACTACTTTTTGACCCTCGAAATCGACCCGTTTTGAGCACTTTTCAGCACGGTTTTGGCCCTCTACAAAGCCTCATAACCACCCGATATCGACCCTCAAAACAGCCGATTTTCAGCGACATTTCAAAAAGTTCTCAAAAAGTGCTCAGATTTGTCCAAAACCGAAAAACGCGAAAAGTTCGAAAAGTAAGTATAGACCCCCTATAGTCTATACTTACTTTTCATCCCCAATCTGCCTCGAAAATAGGCAGATTTTCATCCGCCCATTTACGCTCATTAAACGTCTGTTTTACATTCAAAGAAGCACGTACTGCACGGTCCACAGGAGACTCTGAAACCAGTGAATAATAGTACAAATCTCTAAACGTAGACGTGAGTCTGTCGATCCTACCCTGTGACTGTTCGAACTTCTTATAGGAGTAAGTCAGGGAGTAGAACACCATTGCATCAGTCTCGATACAGTTCCAACCTTCAGCACCAGCAGTGTACTGCACAAGATATACCCAGTTGTCAGACTTAGGAATCTCTTGCTTGCGGTGACCATTCCACTCTGCAATAGAAGGCCACTTACTATCAGCACCATTCATCTCTCCAACACCAACAAGATCAGACCACGTGTCGTTCAACTCACGCAGCATATCAAGTTCGTAGTTGTAGTTATAGAACACAATGAGCTTAGGGTGAATCTCCATCAACTCACGCAGAGCAATCAACCGAGATGGGTCGCCATACACGATCTTACGACACACCGCGAACAACTCTCCGGCTTCTCGAATGGGTCTATCCTCGAAGGGATTCCATCGATCTTTCCATGCGATGTTGAACAAGTCTATGTCGTAGAACACCTCGATCTGTTTGTGATGACGAGTAGCATCACTCAAGTACTCCATCTCAACGAGTACTTCTTTCTTCAACTTCTCGAGCTTGGCAACCCCCAGAAATCGTTCAATCTTAGGATATCTACTGAACGGCGCATAGACAACATGCTCACGTTTGAACTGAGTTACGTTCTTGTAGAACCCGTTAGCGATGAACACCGGAACATAGTCCAGCCAAGTATCTCCGGGGGTTGCGCTCAAGATAAGCCAAGCGTTTCCGTTCTTCACGATCTTCTGAAACGACTTGACCCAGGCTCCGTTACCTACAAGCCTCTGTTCGTCGAAGATGAAGAAGCTGTCTTTGACTTCCTCGTATTTACTAATATTGTTCCACGAGTCGATGTGTAACACACCGGCAACCGAGGTATCTTCCGTGAGTCCAATACCAAACTTCGCCGCGTCTCCTTGCCATTCGAGAGAGTCCCGTTTCTTGGCGGTGGTGATGACATAGATATCATCCAACATCTCCTTTTCCATGTAGTAGGCCAGAGCGACAATGGATTTACCGCTACCAACACCACCCCACAAGATCTTCCCGTTACTCAGTCGGTTCAGTACTTCCCTCTGGTGAGGCATCAGTTCCATCGTTCGCCTCTCGTGTAAGAACGGTTGGGTCCATAATCAAATGCGCAGCAGCATTGCGTTGTTCAACACTATGAATACGAACCTCATTCCAACCGAACGTATGGTGAAAAAGGGCAATCGCTTTGCCAACATCAAAAGTCACAACATGTGCGCTAACATTTCTTCGCCAGTTCTGTCCTTCTTTTGCTGGAAGCGACCCCTTCACTTCATAGATCCACGGTCCATTGTATTTAGTCATCGCACGTCTCCTCAGAGTTTCTTAGGGCATGTTCCAAACGAAGAATCAGCGGGTTACTATACGGAAACTCGGTGTAATCCGGGACTCCATAAAGGAACCCAAGACCAATACCGTTATCTCGGATCTGATTAGCAAGCCCAGATACCTCCAACAGTTCGAGAAGAACCTCATAGTCCTCTTCGTACTTAACCCTTTCTGAGATCAAACGTTTATTAAGTTGTCGAAGATCCCTTTCGGCATCAAGAACATCACTCTGAAGCCCTCCGATTTTCTGTCCCTTTGTGGTAAGAGCATCGAACTGCTTCTTAAGAGTTTCCCGGAGAATCTTTTCAGTTTCATCCATCATTATCGGTTTCCTCCATTAGTAGTTGATATCCCAAAGTCATAGCCATCGCGAAGTCAATCTTATCAATTGACGGATTACGTTCAGCCCACTTAGCGAATTCAATCTCATCACGTGGTGGGTAATACGAAAACCACTCATCCATTTCTTGCCTAGGACGGAAAGTGTGGATCCATCGTAGATTGTTGGTGAGTGGGTGAAGCACTGGTGCCAGCATCACACCAAACCCATCGTTGAGCTGATTACAAAGCCTATCGTCTTCCAAATGGATAGTACCAAGAACACCACCGCCATCAATCGTAGAAGTCAGCTTATAGGTACTAGTCCCAATAGACGTTTTGAGATTACGTAACTCAGCCTCAGCTTTCTCAGCCCGAGCCTGCCAATCAATTGGAGTTGGTTCACCCCATGGCATATGATTACTCCTTAATTAGGGAACAGAATTGTATCCATCTTAAGCCACTTAGGTGGCGGACCATCAAGACGAAGCTCTGCTGGAGTTTGGTTTGATCCGTGGTCTTCTATGGTGTATTGAGTGTTCAACTCCCAGTAAGCCTCACAAACCTCTTTGAATTGTGATTCCGCTTCTTTACGACATCGTTTGCACCACCACTTATAGCCTTTGAAGAAGTGCTTCATGCAAGCAGGCATCTTGAAGTATGGTAAAGAATCCATCAATCCTCCCAAACAGTAGACCAGTGAGTAACCTCTGCCCAACCACCACAATTGTCCACAGGACACACCATTCCACTGTTATCCAGTATAGAAGTACCGTCGTTCGGGTATTTTTTAATACTGGTCTGGCCACAAGTTGCGCAGTAGTAGCTGAGATTTACCACCGGTGCCTTAGGTTTGACATCAAATAGTTCTTCAGAGATCAAGTAGCTGAGATTTACCACCGGTGCCTTAGGTTTGACATCAAATAGTTCTTCAGAGATCACTGCGTTCTTAACACCAGACCGTGGGTTATCAATGATCGGATACATAAACCGCAGTTGAGCATACGTGTTAGCACAATACCGACAGCTAATCCGGTCATAGATCGTCCCGGACTTCGTGATGTTCACAACCTCTGACTCACAAGAACTGCATTTGTAAGTGATGTGCACTTCATCTTTAGGGACAGGCGCCGTGACTTTAAGTGGAGTACTATCAGTAATCTTAGGCATTGATGGAGGATTTAAGTCTGTCTTTAGTACGATCTTACCCAAATCAGGAACACGGTAAACGGCCTTATTGGTCTTCGGCTTAAGCGCATCAGCAAAGACATCCGCCACAGCCTCAAACACTTCATCACCAAGCTCCTCAATCACAAGAGCTCGCAAGAGGATGAGGTAATTGATATGATCGCCAATCTTCTCATCCCACATAGCAAGGTCTGCACACTCATCAGCCCGTAACAGGTCGTAGATTGACACAGTGTGCTTCACCATCATGCCACCAAGGGCCCGACGATTGCTAACACCTTCAGTGACAGCAGCCACCTTGAAGTTGTGAAGCTTGTCCTCGGTGGCGTATTCCTTACTCTTACTAGCCAGAACAGAGCGAGACTTCTCTACAGTCTCCTCGAAAATGCGATCAAACTCGTCGTGCAGCATTACGATACGCCTCCTTGTACGCGAACATGGGGTTACCTTCGGGGAGCATCCACATAAATTTATACCGGCCGGTAAGCGGATGACGCCCACCACATGCAGGACAAGCAATCCGCTCGGGGGTAGTGACTCTGAAGTTGTGATACTCGCAGGCACCACACCTAACGCACATGTATAGTTGTTGAGTGTCGTGGTTCGTCGTCTTATACCCAGGCTCGGACTTCATCCAAAGTTTGCCGAAGACTTCATCAACATAGACGGCGAACAAACCCGCGTCGTTCTTACAAACCCAATCGCCTTCTTCAGCAATGGTGTATGTATTATTTGTAGGTACCAATAATTTGCGAATATCATCTTCAACAAACGCACACGGCCCAGGCAATCCGTATGCCCCAACGAACTGTTGCATCTCAAGCACGTTGTCATGACGCAACTGTACAGCTTCAATTTCCTCTGGTCGTGGAATGAACTTTTGGCGCTTAAACAACATAGTCATTAGGTCTCCTTAATTAATTCTCAGTAGTAGCAACGTGGACAGGCTTGCCAGGCACAAACCCATAGCAGATCAATTACAAACTTGACCATCAGGTTCTCCTAACAATTGGATAGCAGTAGTTAGGACATCCACCAACACCACAGATAACCCTCTCTGGAAGTTGGTTTAGGAATACGAAATTGTTCATGTGCGGGGGTCGAACAATCGTTTTAGTGCTCTTACACTCAGGGCAAATATAAACCTGCTCCATCAATCACCCTCCGTCTTGTCTTCGTCATACAATCGACGATGAACGGCTTGATACAACCGATAAACAGCAGCCTTGTTATCATCGGTTGGTTGAATACGAAACTTGGCAAGAAACCTCTGGTAACCAAAATCCCCGTAAGACGATCGGTCATTGAAAATCGTGCTACACAGGCCGATCTCTACAAAAGCATCGATCTGTCGAACCATATCTGCATGTTGCGTTTCTAACTGGTTCTTATTCCGAGCAAGTTGAAGTTCCAAATGTGCAATTTCAGCTTCGGTTTTGATAACCTGCTCAACATAAGTAATCACGGTTGGGGTATTCTTCACCACGAATTTGCGGAGCTGCTCGGCAGCAATGGGGCTATCCATTAATCATCCTCCGGTAGTAGACCGATCCAGATATAGAATCGCTCAAGTCGTTTAAGCCATCTGTTCCAGATCATTATGTCACCTCTTCAGTTTGTCGATCATCGCATCGAGACGTGCAAGTACTTCATCTTCGGCCTTCTTCATAGACGCTTCACTGGGCATGTTCCTACCCGTGTAATCAACACCAGCAGGAGCACGAAGATCTGTGTGAGGGCACCGAGCTCTTACATGAAACCACATCATGATAGACCCAGAGAATGTAACCTCCGCGTCACGACCCTTTGGCGTCTTCATCATACGCGTGTTTGACACATACCTGGTCTGCATTTCAACTGGCAACTCGATTTGACCGGCCATTAATTACTCCTTTGTATTATGAAGACTGGGCACATCATCCTTCTTCATCCAGTGGTTGTATTCCCAAACGTTCTTACACAGATCACAAGGAATATAGTTTCTGATTTCAGCACCCTCCAACCAAGTCAAATCCTTTTTCGAACCACACTTCTCACAAGTGTAATGAAGAATCTTACGCTCAATCGGGGTCTTGATGACGTTTTCTTGTTTCTTAGACTCGAGCATATTAAACGAGTCTCCACCCCAAACAGCATCGTCGGGCTTGAACATAGTGCTTAACGCACAAACAGGACACCGAATACGTTCTGGGGTAACAGTGTTGTTAATAAGCGCCTTGGTCGAAGCACACAAGATACACTTGTAGAGAACGGTCTCAAGCCCTTCCTGATACGGAACCATTTTCACGTCTTTGTAACGGATGACGTTGTTCCAAAGATCGTCCATTTTGGTGGGCTTCTCTTCAACGGTCTTGAACAAATCAGGACCACCCGCCTCGTTAAGAAGATCCATGATGTCATTGGAGCTAACAATCGGCTTGACCAGAACATTGTCCTCATAGTCCTCGTCGGCATACTTCTCAGGATCATCACCCTCCAGAATATCCAACGTCATACGCACGATGCTCTGGACCTCTTCGGTGTACTTCTCAAGAGATCCAGCCTCACCAGTGTCATACGCCCGACTCACGATGGATGCGTACTTGGTCTTCTCACTAACAATCCACTCCGCAATTGCTCGGTCAGTGGGGTGCGTTTCTGCCTTGAGCTTGACGCGCTGCACTGATGGAAGCACGCCCTTCTCAAATTCCTCCAGGACTCGAGCCGCTTTAGCATCCGCCGCGGCCTGAGTGTTCTGAATAATGTGCGGTTTAACCTCAGTAAACTCCAGAATACACGCCGAACTCGAATCCAATAGTTCGTTCGGAACACGCTTGACTAGGTATTCAACACCATTAGCCAAGTTATCGTTCAGCGTTTTATTATCGCTTCGGAAGTTTCCAATCCGCTCTAAAGCGAGACCAAGCGAATCATACACAAGGTAGTAAACAGTCATAGCTCTCCAATCGCTTGAATGATGTCGCGCTTAGCTTCAGCCAGGCACTCTTTGTAAATCTGATCGTATCGCTGCTTAGCGGCGTGCTTCAACTCAACAATCTCATGCCGAGCAAGATCCAACTCACGCTCGAGCTGTTCGACGGTCTTTGTCTTCTTGGCATAAGTGATCTGAATACCACGATCGTCTTCAGAAATGCTGGCGATTTGGTAGTCCGCGACAAGGTTCTTCGCCGAGATATCGACCGGAACCTTCTTAGGTGTTTCCTCGGCCGGGATTGGCGACAGCATAAATCGCTTAAGCTCTACTGGGTGTCCACGTCGATGCGATGCTCCATACATTGGGCAAAGTTCGTATTTAGCACCGGCTAGCAGCACATGGTTAAATTCATCATCAACCCGAATGGAACCGACGGTAAAACCGGGACCCACGGCATCATAAAGAATAACATCAACAATCTTTTCGTCATCCATCACAAACTCTCCATAAACTCGATTAGTTCGGCCTTAGCCTTGGCACGTTCTTCTTCGCGGATCTTTCGTTCCCATGCTTCGCGGTCTTCTTGTCGTTCTTTACGCGCATGTTCGGCAGATAGACCTCCACACCAATGCCGCGCGAGTCTAAGTAGATCTCGCTCAAGCATCTCTTGATACTCAACCATCATCGTATCGAATGCTTCGCCACTCATACCTGACGAAACCTTCGCTGGCTTCAACAACACGTGTTGCAGATGACCAGTATTAGTATTTATACTCGGAGCAAGCATATAGGGAACGCCGTTGGCGATCTGCTCCTCCATATACTGAGTCAGCTCAATAAACCCCTGCTGATAGTCCGTCGTTCGGCCTTCGTTTTCAGTGGGCTTAACCAAATCAAACTTCTTCATTAAGACTCCTTAAAACGGGTAGATTATTTGGACGGGCTTCTTCATTTGCTGAGCATAGCGAACGGTAGCCCACGTACCAGATCGCAGCTCTTCTTCAGAACTCTTAGGACAAGCCAGCAACAGATCGCAATCGTCGACGATCTTTTTATTCCGGGTCAAATATGGCTCCGGGGGATACGCCTCGTCATACAATCCATGAGCTCGCTTGGGTGTGTGGCCGTTATGATCACTACCAGGCCGTACACGGACAATATAACCATGCTGTCCCGCAAGGCGTCCGAACTGAGCATCAGCTCCAATGCAATCACCATGCACGGCAAGCGCGAAGTTCTCACCAGCCAACGCATGCAGCTTGCTGTTCACTCGCTTGTACTGAAGGACGGTCATTCCCTCTTGTGTTCCTGTGAACCCTACTACAAACATGGGGCTCCCTATTCGTTAGCGATCTTCAGCAACACATCACCATGACAAGGCAGGGGTGCGCACGAGCATAGAAGATCTTTGTCTTTGAGAATGGTCTTGATTTACTGCTTGAACGCCGGGTTATCCTTGACGAGCTCGGCAAAACGCTCAACAGCATCGCCACGAGTCTCAACATGCTCGGTTCCAGGAAGAGACAGGTGACTAAACGGATTACCCCATGGAGTACCCCGTCCGATATATACCGCGTCTTTCGGAACGTTCTTGTGGTGTCGGTTGTAAACCTTTGGCATGAGACCCCTAACTCCAGTATGCGATGAAGATATACACCGCCGAAATCAGAATCAACCACAAGACAACTACGAAAATATAGGCCTTAGTATCTCTCTTCATCGGCGCTCATCCGGCTCGACAAACCGCTCGAGAATGGAGTTCACAAACGGTGCCACAAGAGTAGCGTTCTCCGCCGTGCGACGACCACCAAGTAGCGTCAGGATCGTGTCGTGGCTATCCGTGGTGGAGAACTTCCACCCAGAAATACTGATCAAGTCAATCAGAGACTCGAATTCGACAGCGTCCTTCTTGGCATCAGCAGCATACAGGTCTTCAGCAACCTTGAGCTTCTGCTGAGCCTCGAGCAGTTCCTTGCGTCGGGTAACCACCTTGTCATGCTTATGCATCATCTCAACGCGACGCTCAAGAATCGGATTGACGTTTTCCTTGATCATTCCGCGGATCTTGTTGCGGGTTTCTTCATTCATTTGTGTCTCCTAGGTTGGAAAAAGAAGAGGAAATACCGTGTTACTTTGGTATCTCCCCCTGGAATTTACTTCTTGGCGAGCGCGGATGTTACTGCTGGGTCGTTCATGCTGAACCGAAGTGTGGTGATGACAGCCGACACATTTCCCAGCGTGAGGTGCAACTCGTCCAAAACCTTCTCGGTGAGAGGGGTTTCGAATCGGTTCAGCAACAGCACGGCGAGATGGTCGATGTCTTCTTGCAGTTCGTTCAGCCGGTTGACGGCATAGTAAGGGTCCATGGTGGGCCTCCTTGTTGTTCCATCTTAGCCCATGTAAAACCTGCGAGAAGAACATGACCCTTGTGTTACGGGTCAGAGGTTCTCAGAACGTACTTCTCTACTTCTTGTCCATGAGCTTCACGAGCTCGGGGTTCTTCTTGATGGCCTCCACCATGGTGTGGTAGAACGACTTGTCGATGGCGGTCAGCAGCATTCGCGCGAGCACGAAGCCGATGCCGAACTTGAAGCCGTTCTTGACGGTGAAGATGTTCTTCGAAGTGGTCTCGATCATGGGGACTCCTGGGAGTTAGATGGATGAGTGTTCCATCTTAGGGCTTGTTAATTGTGCGAGAGAAATGTAATACCCGTTGGGTATTTTGATATTCGTTTGTGTAACAGGTATTACATCCAGGACGGCGTCAGTTGCGGTTTGACCAGTGGCGTTGTCGCCTTCGGGCATCGTACGCAGCTCCGCTGATAACTAGTGCGGGCGCGATGATCCAGAAGAGAACTTCGTTCATGGGTTTCTCCTCTCTGTGGTAGGTCCTATTACAGGCCATGTTATTACTGCGAGAGGAAGAAAAGGGTATGACCGGTTGGTCAGGGACCCCATTTCGGTGCTTCTACTTCTGGAGGGTGCTGAACCAGAACTTCACGTACTCGCGACGCTCTTCGCTGTTGCGGGGCAACGGGTGTCCGGGGTCCGCCTCTTCGATCTGACCGATGACGGTGATACCGAGGGTGAACATACCGTACACGACGGTTGCTCCAACAGCAGTTCCTGCGGCGAAAACGACGATGTTCTTGAACATGATGTACTCGTTTCTGTAGAGGTGCTATTATACCCCTTGTTATCCTTGCGAGAAGAAAAAAGGTAGCCGATGTTCTGGCTGCCTCTATACATCTTTGCGTTGGTAACTAGAGCCTTCTCTGATGATGCACCGTATAGACGATCCACCAGATCACCATGCTACCCAAGAGGGCGGCTGCGGTGATGTTCGGATGGGTGTCGATCATGTCGGCGACATACGTGAAGAGGTTCATTAGCTTACCTTTCGGCAGGCGGATGTGTCATTATACCCCATGTTAAATATGCGTGAGAGAAGAACATAACCCGTGTGGGTCAGCGGTTCTCAGATCAGGGGTTGATTTCCCGTAGGTAGTCGTGGTCCGAGCACGATGCGTGCATGAGCATGAGCATCCGCATCTTGGCGAATTCCATGGGCGTCACGGTCCACTCACTCGTACTGGTTGGTCCAGTGATGGTGAGCTTCACGCTGTCGTCCAGGTCTTCGATCTTGATGTCGATGTCATTCCCAAGCTCGTTCACGAACTCGGTTTCGGCAGATGCCATTTGGGGCCTCTTTCTGTGGTCCATTATACCACATGTTAAATATGCGTGAAAGAAAACCCTCAGCCCCTGTTAAGGGACTGCGGGAGTTGACTGATCGAACGTTGGGCGATTTGCAGGTGCATATTGATTTCATACTGCTTGTGGTCGCGCTCCTGCTTCGCCTCATGTACCGCTACGAGTCCGGACCAACGGGCATCTTCAGCGTCCTGCTTAGCCGTTACATCGGAAACCAGGTGGTTCACGGTAACGACAACCGAGGAGGTTGAGGTGGTGTTGGGCGCAGACTGCAGAGCAATCAAGGCGAAGAAGAGTACGAACAAGTAGCGAAATGCTATTTTCATTGCGTTTCTCCGATTGTTTGACGGTGTCTATTATATGCCTTGTGAATCGTGCGAGAAGATATGTAAAAAGAAGAACATAACCCGTGTGGGTCAGAGGTTCTGTAAATCTCTAGATGTAAGCGGTTACATGTTGCGAACAATTTCGTTCGTCGTGGCGGTCGCCAACAACGCCTCGCTCACGTCGATGATATCGAGCATTGTGGCAATCTTCATGTCGTCCAGCTCCTCCTGTGTTTGGGGGATTTGGTCGACATCGATCGTGTTCAACAGCTCGAGCCAGTTGATGAGGTCGGAGTGGATGGTGATGGCGCGGGGGACGTCTTTGAGCATGATGTGCTCCGTTTCGGTCTAGGCGGATTTCCTATTATACACCATGTGAATCCTGCGTGAGAAAAGAAAAAGAGAGGCCATGTGCGGGGGTTGTGATGGCCCCTCTTTCTGAAATCAGGCCATGATGCGTCTCCTTGATCTAGGTGGGCGAAGCATGGTGGGGTTTCATTACAGCCCTTGTGATTCCTGCGTGAGAAAAGGAAATGTCGTGTTGCTTATGACATTTCCAATGTACTCGTACTGCGGTTGGTTCTACTGCGGGGCTTACTTGTTGCGGATGTATCGGATCGCCCATGCGATCGTCACGATGGGGATCATGGCGATCATGGTGATCATGAACATGGCTTCGAACAGGAAGTCGAGCATGGTATTTCCTCCGGTGTGTGGGTACTATTATACCCCTCGTTATTCCTGCGCCCCTATGATTAAGATTAGTGGAGGAGCGTCAGATATAACTCACGAGTACTTCAGCGGGAACACCGGAAGGTCCACAAGCGTTTCACCCTGGTTGCCACGGAAGTCGTAGCCCATACGGATCAGATCCTGAATGCGGTTGCTAGTCGCGTCATCGTCAACAGACCCATCGGGCTTGCGAACCGGCTCGACGTAGGTCTTCATACCGCTGAGAACAGTGTAAAGCTTTCCATCCAGTTCATTGACACCCATCCACTTGTCGTCGTTGGCGGCGATGGTCTCCTGGAGAGCCTTCACAATCCGGTCGCCAAGGGCGTTGAACATTGGATTGGTAGCGGCAACATACTCTTCGGGGGTCATATCATCTTCTCCGTTTAGGGTGAGGTACTTAACAGTAATATCGTGGATGCGCTTTCCGTTCTTCTTACCAATATCCCAATGCGCGTTTTCAGGGGTATGGTTGTGATCTGTCCAGCCATCGTAGTCGATGAACTCCTGAGCGCCCATTCGCAGAGGAGAGTCGTACCGAGCCAGGATGATTCCTTCATTGGCACCCCAGAAACGAGGGTACTTCTCAATGTCGAAGTCATGCCCAGCCTTCTTCGTGGCAGCCAGCATGTAACCGACGGCCTCATATGTACCGTCGTCCCACTCTTCAGCGGCGAAGCCCATAACCTCAGCCTGGATATTGGGCCCAGACCGGTTGGTATCAGCTCCACCAGGAGCATTCTCCAGGGTATAACCACCGACGTTAAGGGGGAGTAACTGCCAGATGAGTTTGTTACCCACAAGGAAATGAGGGAGCCCACGACCGGGATCACGTGCCCATGAGGAAATGAGCATGTTAGCGATTGCTAGAGTTGAGCCGGTCTCCGCGGTATGCAGAGTAAACTTAGGTCCTTCATTGGGGCGAATATCCAAGCCGGCATTGATCGGGTGGTAAATGACCTCAATACCATGCGCTGCCGCAGGTGCTGGGTCGATCCATAGTGTATGTGCAGCCATGGAAACCTTTCTGTTAGTGTCTATTTACTAGACTCATTTGCTCGTGATCGTGATCTACGTAATACAGCGTTTCGTAGCGATCATCGATTTCTACCGTCAGTTCAACGAGCCTTCCTCCTTCCAGAGGGTTTACCTCTCGGAGCATCCCAGACACAGGCGTGCCATCAGGGAGAGAAGTGTCAACGATATGGTCTAGCTGAAGCAGCAAAGACATGACGTTGTGGGTGGATCGAGGGTTTTCGATGTCGTACACCATGGTTACCAGCATTGGTTCCTCCTATAGAATTATGGGTCGAAAATGATTTCGGTTGGGTGCAACTCTACAGCACAAAACTCGCAAACAAGGATTGGCGAACCCTCTGGGCAGTGTTTAAAACAACACTTCCGCCACATAGGACTCCACACCTCGGTTTTATAGATTCCACACTTACTGCAAACTAGTTGGGGCTCCATCTTGCTCCTTAACGACGTGGTGGAATCCACCGGTGAAGTAACACATTGATGGAAGAGGTCCCTTCAATGCTCGACCACACACCATACATACCCTCCGCCGGAAATTTCTCCCGATGATTTCGTCGCCGTGAGTGCAGCGAATATGTTTGTGTTTACACACCCCTGGAATCCATCGCTGGAACCAGTTACCAGACGCGCCACGTTTGTACGCTTTGTCCTGCTGATCAAGCATGTATTTCATGCGTTTTCGTTGCTCTTCATCGTTCATGGCATCTCCCAATCTCCCGGCAGAGTATCGAAGACCGTACCCTGAATGTTGAAGTTCAAGACAAATTCGTTCACGACACGCTGCTTCTCAAGATCCCCAAACGAAATGGCTCCGATGCTTGGGGTAATCCAACCCATGAGAGCTCCGTAAGAAGTTCGTTCGAACCCAAGGGCATCGTAGACTTCGTTGAGGAAGACATGGCCACGGGCGTGAAGGAGATCATTGAAGTAGTTCAATTGACACCGGAGAAACAGCTTGTTAAGTTCGCCATTCTTCTTCCAATGACGAGAAGTCGAGTCGAACACTCGGTCATGTTTCGACATGAGCTGCGTCGGGTTTTGGTCCTCTTCGAACTTCTTCGGCATGATCAACTCTACTACGTCAATAGGCGTGAAGGTCCAACCGCGGGAACCATTGTACAAAGTATCAAACGTGGCCGTAAAACTATGGTTATCGCCACAGATATCGATGATGGTACATTCGTTCAAATCTCTTGACGAGAGAAGAACGTCTCCAACACGAAGGCATGTGGCAAAGGTCTTAATTGTACGAGTCATTATTACTCCTTAGTTAGGTGAATTAGAAATCGTTGACAAGGCCGGCTAAGCCTACGTCGTCATGGTTTCGACTTTCATCGACAAACCACGTGTGCATTTTAGTAGTACCCCCTGGTGTAGCGCAGCAAAGCCACACAAGAACTTGCTTGTAGTCGTTGGCTAGATACATGAAGTCCATTACTCTGGTGTCCGATCGATAATCCGATATGGATGTTCGGTATCGAAATCGCCGGTGTGTGGGAAGAACGGTTTGAAATATGACCCGGGGTAGGTCTTACTCTCAAGGGCAAAGAACTCACACGCTTCGTGAGTCTCCACATCAACAATCCGGTCCAGCAACCACCGGCGCATATCGGCTTCAGAGAACATCACCGCTTCGGGAGGGATTACAAACGTATGCTGCACGACGAATGGCCGATCGATATCTTGGAATGTGATTGTGTCCGTAACGTCTCGATAATCCATACTGAAACTCATATCAGGAACACGCCGATTCGATTCGTGTCTACCAGTCGAATCCGTGCACTTGATGTCGATCCGAAAGCGGAATGGTTCAAGGTAGTTGAACGCCCAACCCTCTTTGTAGTGCAACCGCTTGATCATGCCGATCAGATCTGGCGATGGTGATAGTTCGTCTGTATGTTGAACCATTATTACTCCTTAGTTAGGTGAATTAACCTTCCTACTCAGCCCCTCGGGCTTATGCTTGTGGCAGAACTTGTTATTGAACCGATCCTGCCAAATCACGTCACCCTCACAAACCCCAAGCGCCATGGAGCACCAACGATAAAAGCATCCGTTGTCGGGGCCCATAGCATACTCCTTGCCCTCATAGACCATGAAGGGCCACTTCTCGTCGGTGTCCATTACATCTCCTACTACCGCTTCTTACGAAGCCTCAAGATGTGGCCAAGCCCATTCTGAAGGATTTGTGGGTCTGGGGTGTTCTGGACGACCTCGTCTTTCTGCCGCTGGCTCTTCGGGGTGTTCTTACGGGGAAGGTACTTACCATGCTTTAACTTCATTATTGCTCCTTAGTTAGGTGAATTGATAGAGGGTGTTAGGACTTAGGGCTAACGCGCCCAAGGAGAGACGCTTGAATAGTTTCCACATCAAGACCCATATCCTAACAAGTGTCCGCGGTGGGATTCGAACCCACACAGCCGTTAGGCCCAGGGTGTTTAAGACCCCTATGTCTACCTATTCCATCACGCGGACAAACCTTCACATCACGAGCTTGCACATCTCTCGGATGATTTGTAGAACCAGAGTAACTGAAGCCTTATATAGCGGATCGTTAATTAATCGATCTACATTGGGAGTCCAGTCATCATGATCGTGCGGGATGATAGTGGCATATTCACGCCAACTTGGCCCGTAGCAAGCCTCGACCCTTTCGGCAAGAGGAACCACCCGATCCCATGTGCAATGGTAGGTGAAATGCGTCACAAGTCCACGAGCTCCTTGGAGAACCGGATCGTATGTCTTGATCCCCAACCCATCCCACCCTCAAATCGTCGCCAACCCTCAGCACACTTTCGATACGTGCTGTAACCGTGAGAGGTCGCTAGAACCTTCCCATTTCTGGCCTTGTACCGATAGGCGAACTTCTTGTCTTCGGTGATGAAGAATTCGACAATCACGATGCCTCCTCTTGGGCTTTACGAACCTTGCGTTCCTGCCTGGCGTTCTGGTACTGGCGGTAACCAAGAACACAAGTAGCGCAGTGGCATCCGTAGTTCACGTAACCACTGCGCCCATGCGTCGGAGGAGTTGCCCCCTTACGACGCTCCCGGCCCTTCTTGTTCGAGATGGACCCCTGGAGCTTGCACTCAGGGCATCGACACCGCCAATTGGTGTAACCGGATAAAGTCCCGTGCGGGATACGATCTTCGGACTGTGACTCCATCCACTTCTTATGACGATCAGAGTTCGCTTTCGTGCACGGCTCGCATTTGCACCCGTTTTGGTAACACTGAACGGTGCCGTGGGTGTCTTTCTTCAACACTAACGGGGCCGTTTCAATCCCAAACCGTCGCATAACGTCGCAAACAGTGTCGTATGGATACCCGGATCGTTCCGCGATCTCGTGCCGAGTAAGACCTTCGTCGGCCAACTCAGAAAAGATCTTGAACCGCTTTTCGGCCTCTATCTTTTGTGACCGAACAGTAACACCAGCCCGATTGGCGATCTGACGAACGCGCTCTCGGGTAAGTCCATACGAATCCCCAATTGCCTGGAGAGTTTCCCCCGCAGCAACCCGCCGTGCAATTTCAGCATTACGTTCGACGTTCTGTGGCTTTGGTCCACGTTTGCCCATGTTGAGCTCCTTTGTTAGGCCTCTTCTTGAGGCGTGTACTGTCCTCTAGTCACTCGTCTGATGGTGTCGGAAGATACCCCGAACAACTTGGCGATGGAATGCTGAGTCTTGAAGTTGCGATGCAGCCGCTTGATTTCAGCAACCTGCTGTGCGGTCAGTTTCGGCTTCCCGTAGCTGTTCATGCCGTCGCTGGTACGTTTGTAAACCACGTCATAGTGGGCTTTACAATACCCCGCCACATTACCTCTGGCCCTACAATCCTCGTACTTGCATTGCTTTGAGAGACTCACTTCGACCTCCAGAAGTTCTTGATCAACCACCATGCGGTTCCGAGCACTGCCTTACGGTCCAGCCACGTCACCCGGGTGGAATATGACGACTTCACAAGCAGCCGCCCGTTGATTTCGATGAACAACAACTCGTTGGTGCAATTCCAAGCAGCGCAACAGCAATGCGCCGTGCGTCTGTGTACTTCCGAACGTTTCTCACTCACGAATGCTCCCTAAAATTATGAAGCTCGAGAGCTTCTTGGGCGTCTGGTCTTGTTCCGTACTTCTTCGACTGCCAGATGCAGTGATAGCAACGGGCAATATAGTCACGGTTCATTTCGTAGACAACCTCGGAAACAACCGTGTGATCGATCTTGTGCTCTTCAATTTTCCTGGGCTTACGCAGACGATCGTGATCCGTGTAAGCATGAGCGACCTTCTTGACGGTCAACCCATAAGCTGCCGCAACCTCCTTAACACTGACCCCAGAATCAATGAGATCAATGAGCCGGTCGGTCGACGACTTTCTGTTCCATGGATCCGGTTGGGATCCTGCTGAATGGAGCATTTTGCTTCCTCTTCTAGTGCCTGTAGGATACTTTCTTGCAGGTTGTGGATGAAGGCATGGATTTCCTCGAAGTCTTCCGTGCTGTAATCCAGCAAACCCTCACTCAGAAACGAGACGTTGTTGTCATCGGCGAGATGGATAATTATTTCTTCTCGGTCCATACGGCTCCCTAGTTAGGTTCCATACGTGGAAGGGTTGTGATTTGACAATCAAGGCCGAGGCTGTTGAAGATGTTCTTGATGTTCTTTGCCCCTACCGGGTTCTGTGAGTGGACCAGAATAACACAATCATGCAGGATCCCAGAAGGATCATACTTCTGGATCAGCGCAACCTGCTTTGCCACCAACGCCGCATCACTTTTACTTGCACTACCAAGATCATGATCAAACCAGATCTGAGTGATATCCTCGGTGGCATCTGAAGGCAGGAAGTTTGTCTCGGTTGCCCATTCGGCAAAGAACAACATCGCTTCCTGGCTCGTGCGAAGATATACTACTTCCGTTTCCCACATGTTGGCAAACGTTCTTTCGTCATCGATTACGACAATCATTTTGACTCCTAGGTTAGGGAAAGAAAGCAACACCCCGTGTTGATTGGGGTATTGCGGGGACTTCTGTGGGGGTTACTTGTGGGTGTTCTCGTACTTGTCGATTTCCTTCTGGCTTTCGTCCAAGATGATCTGTAGCTTGATCTTCTGGTCGATGATATCGACGAACATCTCGTTCAAGTCGACCATGTTTGGTTCCGAAATGGTGGTGAATTCGGATTCGGTATGGCGGATCTTGGCGAGAAGCACGTCGCAATCAGCGAGGCCTCGGATGGCTGCGGACTTGTTGGAGCGGGCCATGTTGTAGGCGAGCTCGTCAAGCATTGAGTGTATATCTTTCATTGCAACTCCTTCTGTTGTCCTATTATAGGAGTTGTTATTCTTGCTAGGTCAAAACGAATTCGAGATTAGGTTATCGAGTTTCCGAATCGCACGACCCATTCGCTCAATATCCCGCTCGACAAACCCAATCAGATGCTGCGGCTTACCGTTACGTCGCATGTTGCGGACGTTGTTGATCTTGTCCTTGCGTCGACGATTGACTGAACTTCGATAGATGATGATCTCACTCAAAGTAAAGGTACCGTCGATTGGCTTGTTTAGCTCTTCGTCAGTGAATAACATTAGACCCTTTCCATCGCGGCGATCTTCTTACGCGCCATTCGAATATGTCGTTGGATCATGTAGTACGTAAGTGAAAACAGCGTTACAGCAAACCCCACTCCGCAAATAAGGGCTGCGATAAACGCCACCATCACGATAAAGATGGTTTCCATTGCTCTACTCCATTTCTTGCTCCTGGATGGAATCCGCAGAGAAGTTGGATGATTCGATTGCAATGCGTGCAGTCCCACGAAGGATATAGGTCGCCGATTGGGGCCACCATGTGCTTGCTTCGTTGGAATATGACTTCCTGGTATTCAAGCATTAAAACCCCTGGACTAGTGCGGTCATTGGAATTCCGTCGTGTGTTTCCCAATCGTGTAACTCATCCATGAAAACGGTTTTTACACGATATAGACATGTTCCATCCCATAGAACCCATGAAATACAGAACATCTCTATTGTGAAATCTGTTCCGACGAAGATCATCAGAAGTCCTGCACTAATGCAGATAGAGGGACGTCATCGAACCAAGGGGTGTCAAGTAGAATTTCTCCCACATTAAGCATTCTCATATGAGTCCCCTTGAAGTGCATACGGAATGACAACCAACGTGGACTTGATACAACAAAGACTCTGATCATCAGAACCCACTAACCAATGCCGACAGCGGGATACCATCTCTGGTCTCGCCCTTGTTCCGCCAGAAGGTGTTCAGACCTCTCTTCGCCATGAGGAAGCGATGCACAAAACCCGGATGGATTTGCCCGTCATATAGCAAGAACCATTCCTGCCAGATATCTTCCAACTTAACCCCGCCTTGTTCTTGCGGTTTAAGTGGTGCGACTCTCAACGCCATTACGTTTCTCCTTTGTAGGTGAATTAGAACACAACCCAATCGGGCTGCACTTCGATCAGATCAACGGGCTCTTCGCCAGGAGCCCACTGGCAGTAATTTACCTCCAACCCATGCGGAGCAAGATGATTATGCACACGGTGCTCGCACCCGTCAGCTTTCCATCCGAACTCTCCGCCATAGATGGTCCAGATCTCTACTGGCTGTGGTTCGCAATGACAATCTGGTTCGGGCATCCTCTTTCCACGGTTATCAAATGCTTCATCAGCTGTGTCGAATAGCAACGCACTCAGAATATCGGAGGTGCCGCTGTAGACAGTCCACTTGATAGTGCCGTCTTCGAGTCTTACCAAGGCAGATCCGCTAGACATCAGACCTCCGTAAGGTTGTCGATATGGAACATCATCAAGCATCTGGCAGTACCATCGTCCCCAGCGTCACCAACCCAAAATACAATTCGTAGACTTGGGAATGCGTGTGAAACATCAACCACATACCCAGTTCCCCAGAACTCTGGCTCATGCTTTGCTCGCACTTCTGCGAATTGTTTGAACATTCACTTCCCCTTTGTAGGTGAATTGAAAAAAGATGAAGCCGTGATTTGGCTTCTCTCATTATAGCGCTTGTTATTGCTGCGAGATCAGCATAAGTAGTAGGAACGGCTCAGCATAGCACCGTGGTTTGGCCTCGGCTCCACCGTCGTGGATTTCGCCTACACTCTAGAAATGCCCACTACTTATGATCTGTGCCCCCGGTGGGATTCGAACCCACGATCTGCAAATTAAAAGTTTGCTGCCTTAACCAGCTTGGCTACAGGGGCTAAACCGTTACTTCAAATGCCGAATGTTGATCACGTCTCGAGGAGGAACACCGAACAAACCCTCACCATCCTCGAACATCACCATGTCGCCAGAAATATCAGCAACCGTCTTTCCAGTAGGCACACCAATACCAACAACAGAAATCGGCATGTCGTCGGCGACCATGAGGCAGTACTCGACACGGATTTCTCCGTCACGGTTACGCCACGTCAACTCAATAGCTTTACCCACGGACGTTTCTCCGTTCGTTGTATGTGGTGGCGAATTCGTCCCAGGTCTTGACAGAGTTACCAATGGCAATCCGGTTGTTCTCTTGGAACTTCGGGTATTCGACGATCATGATGTCGCTAAGCACCTCTTCTTCAACCGCGCCCTGCGACACCACCCACAGCGCACCATCCTCGAACAAGATCTCGAAATAGATGCCAAACCATGCGCTGAAGCCATCCGCGTAATAAACATACCCGGGGACGCCCTCAACCTGGATGTTCACCGCGGGGATGAACGTCTCACCCAACCGCACACAATTGCCTACCTGCTCAGGTTTCATTCATCTGCTTTCTTTTGAGTAGTTCGTTCGACAGTAAAAAGAACGTCGCCAGTATCGATGTCTTCCTGCTTGAACATTGACATGGCTGGTGGATTTAACAGGAGGTCCTTTGGAATTCGCACAGGCTCACCGACGGCATCCAGCACCAAATATAACAACTGCCGTGTTTCACGCAACTCGATTTCTGGATGCGAATCTAGATGGGCTCGAATCTTGGCAAAGGTAAGTGCTTCTGGCGGAATATCAACTCTTTCGCCCATTCTTAGCCACCCGATCCTTCTCAACCTGCTCCATCAGACGGTCGTAGAACTCCGAAGCAAGCGCAGGATCGACAGTTTCGTACAGGGTCTTCACATCCACCGCGACGCTGGTCTTCAGGTCACGAACCTTACGGAACTCCTGAATGGCGAACTGGTAGGCTGCGGATTTCGTCTGGGATTCGACGGTGACGATTGCCGACTTTTCTCCGGCCTTAAGCCATAGTACGTAAAACATGGTCATCCTCTCGACATTAGTTCGGTTTTCCCTGGGGGGATTGGATCTTCATGCATGACAAACCCCGCCGTTACGCTACTGGCCCGTGGAAATTCATATCCTCCAGCCGGCTTGCCACCACGCGTATCGCCCTCGTTGTCGTCAGGCTCATCTTGATCAACCAACGGCGGTGGAATATCCGTCGGGAGAAGAGGCTCAAAGCTCCAGCAATCCTTTCCCTGCTGCTCATCCCAACAGCGAATGAGACGAACCCGCGAACCGTCCTCCGCATTGAAGCTGACCTTCCACACCGACATGTCTTTCTCGGCATGGTTGAATGCGAGTCGAAGGGAGTCGAAGAACTGCAACGCACCTGCTTCATTACGTGTCTGTACTTCCATTGATTAGTCCTTTCGGTGTTGCCCGCGGTGGATTAGGGGGAGACAGCCGGGCATGTGCCGTCCAGCCAACTCGTCAAATATAGCGTAGTACTCAAGAGAGATCTCTCGAAGCCGCTTCCTACTATCAGCAGCCTTACCAAGATCACTCTTATTGTCGGTAAGCCATTGCATTCTTCGCAACAACCTATCGGTGTCGATGTTACCGACCTTAGAGATATGAACCCTTGTAGAGGCCGGCACGATTTGAGCCATTATCATTCTCCAATGGTTGGTGAATCAAAAAAGAAGAGGGGCCTTTTTTAGCTTCGGGGGAAGCAAGTCATGCCCAGGACTATGGTAACCGCGGCCGCTGTGGAGCCCGTCACCTCTGTGATACCCACTCCTGAATATCACAGCTTCGGCGGCCTGACCTGTCAAACCCATACACGGCCACGCGATGGGGACAGCAGACTGTAGAAATATCAAGCTTCACCGGCGGAGGTGAGCTTTGACTTCCTAGCGCCGAGAACTACTACAAATGACTTGGTTGAACTTGCGTTTCACTGATTGTACGGCGGATGATGCGATACTTCACATCAGGGTTTGCTGCGCTCATGCGTTTGTAGGCAGCTTCAACTGGCCTTGGATTATCACAACCGACGGAATCAAACCAGATGGGTTCGTTTTGTACAGTTACTCCACCATACCTTTGAAGTTTGTAGGTGTTTACCGAACTGATCTCTATGGCCATTACCGAGCCGGACCGATCAAGTCGTGAGGGCCACCCGTACGAGGACCCTTGGGCACGGCCACACCGGTCTTGACCTCCACCAGCTCGGGCGCATCGAAGGTGAACTCCGCGGGCTCACCAGTGGTCTTGTTCACGCCACGAAGGCATACACGGAGACACCCGTGCTTGTAGAAGAACATTGCCTGGACCGAACCCTCAAAGCCGGAGGCGGGGTCCTTGTACGTCTTGCCGAACTCGATCTTGTGCGCGTCGAGCTGGTCGATGATCTGCTTGCTAGTTTCGTTACGTCGCATTATTGCTCCTTAATTAGGTGGTTTACGTTTCAATTCAGTGACGATGGTTACAATCCGTATCATTCGAAAATCCGGATCGTCCTTTACCCGTTCATACGAGCCTTCGATTAACGCAAGGTTCTCTGATTCGGCGGTGCATACCCACAATTCTTCATTGTAGTTTTCGTCCGGGTCCATCCATCGTTTTTGGATTTGGTATACAGGAACTTCTTCTGCTTCTGACGTAGTGTATTGAGCCGCCATGTCACATCTTCGGGAATTGACTGTCAAGCTGCACGAACTCGACACACTTCTGACACAAGGGGTGGTTCTCCGGATTGCGAGAAGGAACCCAGGTGTACCCGCACAGGGCCGTAACGGGAGTACCCATGACTCGGGCTTCCATCACGACTGCCGGACCGGATTTGTCTTTCGTGCCGGGGACGATATGACTGAGAATCGGTTCGTCCGTGTCCAGCACCTCTTCGGTTACTGGTCGGTTGTCTAGTTGAGTGGTCATTAGGCTCCTTCCAGCCAACGGTCGCCCCACCAAATTGCTCGGATGAACATATAGACGAGGATTCTTGATTTGCCGGGGCTGTATCGTCCGTTCCAGCCGTAACCATCGTGATCGTATATCATTACAAGGTCCCTTCTACCCATAATTGACCCCACCAGACGTAGCGAATGAAACGCACGACATACAGCGCCGACTCCAGAGGTCCGCAGCGCCCGTTCCAAATTGCTACGTCTGCTTCCTGAGTCATCCTTCGGCTCGCAGTGCTTTCAGGAATGTCATGGCTTTTGCTCGATTTTTGAACATTCCAATATCATCCCACATTTTTTCTAGTCCATCAAGTTTACCCTCTGGATCGGAATACCTAGACATGACTATGATTCGGTTTCCTTTTCCATTTCTCATGCTGTATTGCCAACGTGGATCTTGGCTAACAACATCTTGCCGATCACCGCCGATGGACGTAATCTTCACTCCACTAAGAAGCTCTAGCTCTAGGTTAATGGCAAGGGTCGCATCTCTGGCTTGAATGCAATGAGGACACCCGCGCGGGTCGTACAACATCTCAGTAAGAGAGGTTGGGTCAAACCTATACCCACAGAAAGCGGTCATCATACGTTCGTTACGAAGAGAAAACTCGTAATTATTGATGAGGTTATCGTCCGTGTCAAGGAAGAAGCCCCAGAAGTAATGCCTATTCAGACGAATGATGAGATTCTTGTTTTGGACGTATCGATCGAGGCTCACGAATACATCCTAAGTGACGGAAGTACAGCTTCCAAATCACTGCGATGGTTATAGGAGGCGATGTCTTTCCAAGCCACCTCTGTACCACGATGAGAAAGACCATCTTCGTCGCAATAACGACGCATCAACACACACGTGGTAGAAGGACCAGAACGAAACGCGTAGTAGTACCGAGCACGCTCATTATACGGAGCCGGCTCTGGTTCGGGCCCCGCCTTGCATTCACTATCCTCGGGCAGTTCACAGAGAGCCTGATGGATGGCTTTGGCGATGTGGCCACACTTTGGGCAGGTATCAAAACCAGAATCCGGGTTACGCATGAGGTTTTCCCCACAGATAGATACCAGCGGGACGTTTCTATTTGCTACTTCGACAAGAAGCCATCCGCCGGGGGTCATTACCAAGTGTCCTCGGTGTCTGACTAGATATGGAGGTTCCGAACCGTCGTTTAGGTATTCACCCATTACTTCTTCTCCTTCTTTTTGAAAGCTCCTGGGTTAGCATCCAAACATTCGGGACACGGCTCACCAGTGAGATATTCGAGGGATTCGGGCATCCACTCATCGCCACAAATAGCAACCAAAGGCGTCTCGGTCTCGATGGAGTGTTGCACCATTTCGACAGAGCTGCTGAATTGACTACCGTTTTGTGGGTAACAATGCACCACTTGACCGTCGGGTTCCATCACTTCTTCTCCTTGAGTGGGTATAACAGGAAGAACCGCTTTCGCTTCTTCGGGTACCTGTGCTTACGCTTGAGCTTCCGGTCCACCGCGTAGAACAGATCGCAACTCAGACGATGACGTCCATGCTTGGCCCCGCAGGTGCACTTCGGCTTGATACTTAGCTTCTTCACTGTGTGATCTCCTCCGGTGGTGGAAGGTTGTCAAGGCGTAGAGCTGGAGCCGCTTGCAACGCCAACCGCGTTTCGGTAACTACCTCGTACAATGCCGATCTAACGTGTCCAAGATGTTCATCGGCAGATTCCATGACATGGGCAACGATTGTATCGGCCCAAATATCCGCGGGCAGTTCGAACTCAAGCTCAAGCTTGTATGTCTTGATTTTGCTCACTTTCGCTCCTCGGGGTCGTGGCAGATGATGCAGTCGTCGTGGCAGGGGTCTTCCAACGAGTTGTAGATGCAGAACTTCGTTGGGCTGTCGGGGCAGGGCCAAGTTCCGAGAATCAGCGAAAAGGCGCTGACGTTGTATTGGTCGGCCAACCTTTCGCGAAGTTCGTACTCAGCCGCAAGCATCCTTGATCGGGCGGAGTTTATTTCTTTCCTGGCGTCCGCAATTTTCTGGACTAGCTCTTCGTACATTGGTACAGCTCCTTTGATTAGTGGCGAGGATGCGGGCCTTCATACCCAGCAAGTTCGTAGTAGGTGTCCAGGTTGTAGTCCGGACGGTGCTTGTGGATCACCTGAGCAACTGCAATGATGTCATCACGAAGCTGAACGGTGTAGAACTGCCGGTTATCAACAATCAAAAACATGTTCTTGATTGTGTTTTTCTGTCTATAGAACGCTCTTGCCAGATCGTTGATCATCTCATCAGTCATTGGAATCCTCCCACAGCACAGAAGGGTGCTCGACGACGAGATCCGTGTTCGGATACAAGCCGAGATTGGTCTCACGCCACCCGGTTGTCTGTCCGAACCGATCCACCTGTGAAAGACGAGCCATGAGAGACCCGTCGCAATCCTTGTCGTATCCGTCGATCTTGAACACGCAGACGATATAGGAACCCACGGGCTCGGGTTCAACTCCGTCACGTCGGATTACGCGGATGCCTCCGGCAACAGCTTCGGTTCGGAAGTTCTCTTCTTCTTCCGTGATTTCTCGCACTGGGCGAATGTTCATGAGTACATCTCCTTAGTTAGGTGATTATGCTTTTCGCTTGCGCTGGGCTTTCTTAGCCCGTTCCTTCTCGACGAACGCACGCTTGTTGCGCTTGCGGTGCTTGCTCTGATTCAACCGCACTTCACGCATGTGGCCGTCTTCTGGAATATCCGGGTAGTGCTTGGTGGTTCCGATTCGCTTGCCGTATGAGGCTCTGTCTTCAAGCTCGTCCACCACATCTTCATAGTCTTCCCATGCTCCGTCAATCATGTCACAACCCCTCACTAGACATCAGCAACTTCACGAATAGGTCAACCGCATCCTGACGGTTTGTGATCTTGATCCGGCATGGCGCTGGCGAGTTAATCTTGGCCACGATTTCGTAGTACACCACCCGGTAGGGATCAAATTTAGTGACCTCGTTAAGAGTCACCTTATCTGACTTCATGATCAGTTCATCTGACACAGGCGCGCCCATCAGTACTCATCCTCCTGGATCATGCCGTAACCGGGCTCACCAAGAAGCCACACATGACCAAGACAGGCCACCTCGTTTTCCTTGCCGTTGTCAATGTTGGTACCGACGAACATCGGAACCTTCATACACTTGTGGTTGTTCGCACAACAACGACGCTTACTAGCTTCACTTCGCAGCATTTTACAGCTCCTTTGATTTAGTAGGTCAACTCGTACGCTTTTGCTTCTGCTTTGATTACGTCCCACGGTTTATGGAACGATATTTCTAGGGCGTTTTGCAGAGGACTGATACTCTCGTGCCGACCATTTTGATCGTACCAGTACTCTCTAGCTTCAATTCGCGCCAATCCTCCGTGTAAAACAAGAAGATGCAACGTGTACTCATGGTGTATACCCCATCCGTATACATCCCAATACGAATTCACAAATCGGAATTTCTTGTCTCGGAAGTCTACGTCATGGGCTCTGCACCAATGACGAAAAACAACCATATTTTCCGCAACTACAAGAACAACCTCATCCATTACTACTCCTTTGTTTGCATTCTTAGCAGGGGGCACGAGAGAAAGCGCCTCGGACTATCCGATATTTAACGCAGGGCGTCTACATGAGTTCTCTTTGTGATACATGCAATAAGAGTCCTACCTCCTATCAGGTTTCGGGAGCGCCTCCAATTGGAGGAACCACATGGTGTAGGAACCAGTCTCCCTATACCACCCCTGCTAAAAATACAAACAGCGCCGGAGCAGAGCCAAAATCTACTAACCCAATTCGAGGAAAGGATTCCTGTCATGAGGTGCATTCGATTCTGACTCTGCTCCGACACTAGTGTTTGTGGGGGAACGGCCCGGTAGCTCCGTTCATTACATGAGAGTGTACCCGACACACATAGTGCGCCTGTTCCGGGTAAAAGGGATTGCTCTCAAAACCCTTGTTTCTGAAGCAGTACTTTATGCCGACGTTCGAACTAACTTCGAATCCGCAGATAATCTGTCAAATATAAGACCGGTAGCTGCACGTTCTTATACTTACAGATCGACGCCCACACAAATGGCTCTTTCGAGGTTCAGAAACGATTCCAACCGCGTGCTTCTGCATTTAGCCACGGGTTAGAATAGAGCGATGAGCGGGTACCAGAGTTCTCCTATACTCAGCTGGTATAAGTCTCCCTCTGGCCCCATCTCTCACCATCACTCGCTGATCACGCTTCCAACATGATCACTAGGTTTCCGACTGGAAGTTGTCGGTCGCCTCGGGTCCCTTACGGGTAACGCCACGAGCTGGTTTTTTGTTTAACCCGCAGATTGCCGTACACACCCGGACCCCAGAAGGACCGCGGGGGCGAGTCATCCTCGCTCAATCTGTCGTTGCCGTCTTTTCCTTGACGTTCTACTTAGTGGGGGCCGGTGTGGTATCCATCCGGCATTACATGAGGCTAGCCTCGACCACTTGCTCGAAGTCCACGACGGTATGCGTGACCTCAAAACCCACTAACGCTCTGAGCTTAAAGCCTCTTTAGCCTCGCTCAGACGAGGTACTACCGTACTACTGCTGCCGACACTGTGTCGTTGTGGCTTGGAGGATGAGCCGGCGAGTTCATGTATGTCATCGTGTAGTCCGACGTGAACAACCCACGCTTCTCGCCTTCAGCATGAAACACCTCCACATCTGCCTTTGTGTCGAACGGGCCGTACGTGACCCACTCTTTGTCGTGAGGCCATGCGCTTCCGGTTCGCTGGTTGGTGGTCATTACGATTTGCATGACTCTCCTTTGTTTGGTTACTTGGCCTTTTCCTTGGTGAAATCGAAGGACGATGGATCCGCAGACCCATGCGACAACCTTCATTGTTTCTCCTTTGTTTGGTTACTTCTTCTTTGAATACCGGTGATAGAGCATACCGCCATCCGGGTTTTCCTCGCTGACGATGATGTCTTTTCGGAAAGCCGAATAGCCAACGGTTATTGCACCGATGACCCCTTTGATGATGTTGATCGGACGAATTCGAAACAGTTTCATCCGTCGATCCTGTTCAGCTGACTCGCGTAGACCACGACCTCGAAAACGTGCAGCGGGTCGAAGTTATTTCCGTCCGAAGATTCGTTATAGCTAGTCGCCATTTCGGAAGCATACGTCTTGGACACGAACGGAATACTACAAATTGCGACGTCTGCGGTCTTTCCTACGAAATACAACTTCATTGCTTTCTCCTTTGTTAGGTGAATTGCTTGCGAAATTCCGGTGGCCTGACTTATGACCAGACTGTACTCGAACGGATCTCATGAGCAGTATGGACTCGTATAGAGACTGTGGTAGCACCGGAAACCAAGTGGGACGCCGGGCTTGGTCGTTTAATCCATCTAGATAAGCGCGATGCTTTTCAATGCTAGATGTGATCCCACAAATATAACTGGTGAATGCGCCTATGTAGTGTCATCACCCAAGCCGACTCGCGGCTTCCGAATGGCGGTCGCATTCCTTACCGACACTTGACCAGTTAGATCAACTCTGCATTGCTGATCGAACCGTGGCCTCGTTGATACCGAAGTGTTCGGCGATCTCACGGTTGTTCTTCCCGGCGAGGTGCATGGCGGTTGCCTCCTGAGCGAACTCTCGGTAAGCTCGATCAGCAGCGTTGTCGTACTCGCCCGGGTTGTCGAGCATGTCCACAACGGTCGGATCGAGACCTTCCGAGGCGTTGGACGAGACGGCGTAGTACCGAGCGCCCTCCAACGGCTGCTTCTCGTTGATCCACTCGCTTCGGAGATGACCCTCATTCTTCAAGGCAGTCTGCGCAGCGTTCCACAACCCAGAGGTCAAGACCAGTCCGAATCGCTTCTCGATCTCCTCGATGATCTCCTGCTTGTTGAGACCAGGCGTGTCTCGGACCACCGCCAGGATCGCTTCTCGGCGCTTCTTCGTGTCCTCGGGGGTCGAGTAGGCACGCTTGTCCGTCGACCGATTTCCCTTGGGCTTCTTCTCGGTACTCGACACCTTCGCGTCTCCGAGAATCAGGTACTGCTTGCCATCGATGACCACGATCTTCTCAGGGACGATCTCGATCAACTTCAGGTTCAACTGCGTCATTACTTGTCTCCTTTGGTAGGTTAACTTACTTGCGAAATTCCGGCGGACTGATGACCAGACGGTGCTCGATCTTCGCTATACCCGTGATCCGAACGGCCCGAGTGCTTGGAACTCGATCTCCTCTTCCTCGGCGAGAAGTCGCTCCAGTTCGGGGTCGCCCGGCGAAACGAAGTAGTACCGGTTACCGGAGAACTTGTCGGTCCCGTTGATCCGCTCCGCTCTGATCTTGCCTTCCTTCTGGAGCTTGGTCTGAGCAGCGTTCCAAAAGCTTTCGGCGAGGTTGACTCCGTGCTCACGCTCCATGGCTTCGATCACACCGGTCTTCTTGATACCTGGGTTTCGTCGGATGATGTCCAGGATCTTGGCTCGTCGATCTGTGGCTTCCGCGTCCGCAGTGATGCTTCGACCACCATTTGGCTTCGTGTTCTTGATCGTGACATCGTCGAGGATCAGGTACTGCTTTCCGTTGACGACGATGATCTTCTCAGGGACGATCTCGATCAACTTCAGGTTCAACTGCGTCATTACTTGTCTCCTTTGGTAGGTTATTGACACGTAGTGGGTTAGGTGGTGCACCACCAATTCCGCAAGCTCCACAGACGGGGGAACATCTGCTTCAGCACCATTATTGGAACTGTCCCCACTACCGCTCTGAGCCTAAGTCCTGCTTTAACGTCGCTCAGACGACGAGTCGGCTTCCATAGCCAATGCTCCCTTCAGCATTAACCCAAGAGTGTACGTGGTCATTGGCTTTGACCAGGTGACCATCTCTTGATCTAGACCGGGCCCGCAATTGAGCACGATCATTTCGGAGTCGACTTGCGTGGCTGGTACTGAGTACATCAGCTTGGTAGCTACCCAGTCGACACACGCCTTGAAGTCCTCATCCATGAGAACCCCTTTTGGTTTTCCTTTAGCACTCTCGTGCCGGAATTGTTTAATGTACTGCAAGAAAGTGGTGGCTGATGATAGTCTATGCTCTTACGCTACATTCAGTTGGAAACCAACCTTAGTGTCACTACATCATCACTTACGTTCCGGCTCAAGGCCTTATCCGGAAACCACCGTTACTACCGATTGTTCAAATGCTTGACGAGGGCCTTTACTTCTTCTTCGCCAGCCGGATTCCAGCTCGATCCGTTATTCGGAGAAATGTACTCCGAATGAAGTTTCCACCGCTCTGGAGGGTAATCGTTCTGGCGGTCCCGTTTGATGATTAGGTACCGAGTCCCGATATCGGTAGAGGACTTTGGCATCTGGATGAATGCGTACTCAAGGTCTTCGCCCATCAGAACTTATAGTCCGGAAGCCGAAACGGGTGGTCAAGTCCATCGGGCGCAAACATCCAGTTGGCGAGAATCGACGCGGTACGACCGTTTCCATCTTTGAAAGGATGGATCCAGAGGAACTGCTTGATCCAAATGTCGATGTCTGTTCCGCGATCCCTCGAGTCCTCAATGAACAGATCGGGGATGTTATCGAGAAGTTGAGCCATGGCGTACGGAACGCTCTGGGGGTGACAACTCGGCCCGCCACTTTGGAACACCACGGGGGTGCTCCTATACGACGGTTCCATTCGATTGATGCGGAACTCTAACATACCCCGAACTAAACAATTGACACGAAACAGATCGTTCATGTCGAACTGCTGCGCGAACGGCTCGTTCTTCCACGGAATGTCCTGCATATACAGAACCGCCCTGGCCATCCCGACCACCTCGTCAGCGTCTGCCTTCTGACGCTTTACTTCGCTACCAATCCATGTCAACTGGCGAATGGATATGGTTTTCTCCTCTACTGACTGTGTCACGACAGACCCCTTTCCGGGTTCCCGATCTTCCAACACATGCGCATGACCCAGCCAGTAACACCGGACTGAGGGTCGAAGTCGGCGATCTTTCCGCCGAGATTCCAGATGATCTTCTTCATAATGCCTCCTTGATTAACGTCGGGCGCCCTTGAGAAGGAACGCGGCGAATGAATCTGCGGTGCTCTCCACTTCCATTTGCGTGGACAGGCGCGCGTTGGGGGTCAGAGAGTCTTGGTCGTGATGGAACTGGATTGCAAGCACCAGCGCCCGATCTCGAATCCTTGCGATTTCCGTGCTATCCATTGCGCTTCCTTTCAGCAAGCACGAGACAACTCGTGGCAAGCTCAATTAGTTCATCTGGGGACATTTCGATTTCGGTGATGATCTCGAGTTGACCACCATCGCTTTTCTCGACAACAGCAACGCCGAACCGACCGTCAGTATTGCTCCAGTCAGCAACCTTGGTGCCAGGCTCGCATCGCCGATTGAACATCTTGATCGCTGTTTGAAGGTCGACGCGGTTCTCGTCCATGATTTCCTTGACGGCTTCGATCTTGCCCTTACTTGTGTTTGCTTGGGCTCGAGCGATTTCCGCCTGACACTGTTTGCAGCCAATACCAGCACTGCAACGAGCAACCAACCGTGGTCGTTCGCCTTCGACTGGAGTGCCCGGGATTTGATGACCGTGTGTGGTATACATTACTGCTCCTTGTCGAAGATGAACGCCGGCATGATGTTGATGCGACGGTCTTCTTGTGGTGTTGGGCCGCACCCATACTTACTGGCGACGTTTCTTCCAGCCTTATACGAGTGTTTGGTCGGGTCATAGTCTTGAAGCCACGCCATGTATCCATCTTCATGGGGACGGATGGCGTAAGCAGATCCGAAGTTCTCTCCGCCTTGGAAGACGATGTAGATCCACCAGAAGAAGGTTTCTGCCGCACACTTCGGACACATGTCCTTCCACAACGGCTTTTCGGTATCGCCCAGACGCAGGTCGTATCGACACCAGGAATTGACAAGCCACTCGTAACTGTATGCTCCTTTGGCCGTTTCGAACGTGTTGGAGTGTGCGTAGCACCCACCCGAATCACATGTGATGACGACTTCGATGCTCATCACTCACCGTCCACGGGGATCTTGACCCAGATGTGGTGGCCGGTGCCACGCGTGAACTCGAAGAACCGACCCTCGTCATCCATCATGAAGCAACGGATGATCGTGTGAACGCCGATGATCTGGCCGTGCTCGTCGACGTCGGGGTGCGTTGAGACGCGCAGATCCGTGACGGTGGCGAAGCGAAGGAACTCGGGCTGGGGGTACTCGAGGCCCTTGGCTCGGAGTTCACGAAGCTCGAGACGCTCCTGATAGCAGACCTCCATTCCGTCGGTGAGGTCTTCCACCCACGCGGGGATGTAGCCGGAAGCCTGAAGTATCTCGGTCTCGTCAGTAGTCATTTCGTACATTGCTTTTCTCCTATGTTAGGTGAATTGATTAGAAAAAAAAGAATGAGACGTCGGCAGTTTCTCGGGGGTGAGTGTCGGCCTAAGAGTATTGCTACTCTATGTCTCATTATAGGGCTTGTTATTTTTGCGAGCTCATTTTCAGGCTCTGTATTTCTTGGCTTTGTCGATGCGATCCTGTGCTTCCGCTATAACGATTCGACGCTTGATTTTCACCATATCAACATCGGTTTGGTTGATGCGATCTTCAAGCCATTCCACCAGTTCTCTTGTGGTTAAGTTCTTAACCCATCTTTCCGCGTCTTCAATAGGAAGAACTTTTTCCTTTAGATCTCTGACAACACCATCGATAAACATGAATTATCTCCTATGCCTTTGTGGCTGTCATTTGCTCCATCGCTGCGATTCGAAGCTCTGCTTCAGCAACAAGGAGGTTGAATTGGGCCACGGTTAGCAACGGGTGCTTTTCAGCAGCAACCTGTTCTAACATGGTGAGAAGAATCTTTGTGTTAGCGCCTTGAACTAAATGGGAAAAGTCTTCCAAAGGAATGACATAATCTCTCAACTTCATTAAAGGAGTATAGACTTCACTATCATCAAGGGCTACACCGTTGGCAAGTAACATTACAATTATCTCCTTATTAGCGGATTGTGTGGTGGCTCCGGTAGGCAACCGGCCGGACTTACGAATATACTTGTAGCGCCAGGTCTTCAACCCGATCTTTGCACTCATTTAAGCATTCAGTATATTACCACCAATTATCAATCAGTCTTCGGGTCGTACTGCGCCATGTCTCCAACGCTCAGGTTGACATTCCGGTGCCCATCATCAAGAGTGACGATGTTGTTTTCCTGGCGAATGTCATTAGGGGTGACGATGTTCTGTGCATCGGGATCGCTAGGCCACCCTGGCGTGGGAGGGTTAACCGGAGGCGGAGGTGCGCACTCCTCGGAAACCTCGGGAAGAGGCGGCGGGCAGTCCTCGGAAACCTCCAGGGTGTTCTGTGTGGTGATACCGCTTTCATCATTCGCGATGACTGTCGCATGGATCGCAACTGGTTTGGCCGGAATGTCAGGCGGAACCTTACCGTTGCCAAAGACGCGCTTGGGTCGTTTTGAAGTATCCGAGGGGAATGCCCAGGTGACCCGATCATCAAGATCTTCGAATCCGGCGACACCTTCGCCAAGCCCAATAAACTGCTGCTTGAACACCTTCGCCGAGTAGCAACGCAGGCTATCTCCGGAACGGGTGAGATACCAGCCAGGAAACGCCTTGCCCATGGTCGGGATGATCTTGCGGTTGATGGTGATGAACGTCTTACCATCCTCCGTGGTGATCTCACCGATTAGCGCGGCAATCTCATGGAGGTTCTCTTCGGTGATACGAACCGCCTCAACCTGAAACGGAGTACGAACGTAACGATCAAACTTTAAACTTTCACCCATCGGTATCAGTCCCTTCATTGGTAGGAGTAGCTGCTTCTTTGAGGTATTCGGACATGTCGAGGCACAACTGGCCGGCGTCCGTACAAACCTTCTCGATGTACATGAATCCCTGAAGACAGGCCTTGCTCAGGTTATTGAACGCTGCCGCGGCATTGGCCCAGTCTTCAGCGGTGAGCTGCTTGGGGTCCTCAACGACCGCTTCGACTGCGGCCTCGTCAGTATCCGGCTGAAGCACAGAAATATGATCCTGTGCGGAAGGATGTGCCGCCTTCGACTCTTCAACGGAACGATCCGCAAAGACGTTGTGCGTCACGGGAATATCATCACTCATAAGTTTTCCAATCTATCGGGGAAGGCGACATTGTCTGTTTTCTTGTAGACGTCTACGTAAGTGGTCTCTGTCGCGCCATTATAGGTCACTTCGTAGTACACGTTATCTGGAATGTCCGTTGTAACGAGGGCTTTCCAATTACCAAGGGTCTTGGCGAACCACACAATATGGACTTCGCTAAGAGTCAGTTCGGGTTGCTCATCAGGCAGCTTACGATTATCGTTGTAGTAACGAGCAACAAGCATTCGGGCCTTCGTATCCCGACTGATTTTGTTCATTAGGCTAATCCTTTGGATTGAATCGTCTGGGTAAAGCATTACTGTGGTGGCGTTCCAGGCTTCACCATAACACTTGGAACATCCGATAAGGCCCTTACAATGTGCAGTGATGCCTGGGATCGGGTAAGTGGGCGCTGTTCCTGGAATATAATGCCCATGGGTTGTGTACATTTACACCTTCCGGGAAGTAAATACCTCTCGAGCACGCTCCGGATCTTCTCGCTCGGTCGAAATGGTGAATGTAACGCCGCCATCCGTGGAATATACGTTGTCGTGGATCAGGTTCTTCCACAATGCCGTACGGTCAGTGGTACGCTCCCATTCACTTGATGCGGTTGTTACGTCGGGTGGTTGCATCAGCCTTCTCCTGGGTAACGTGCAGCGGCGTTAAAGGCCTCTCGAGCATAAGGCAGCGCACGAGGCGAGTACTGGTTTGCAAACGGTGGCATAGTAGATAATGCTCCCGCAACAAAGTTCTCGAAAGGAGTGTAGTCATTCGGATCGATCGAACCCTGATCCTCCCAACTAAGACCCTTCCGTTCCTGAGCAGCAAACGCATTGGCAAACCATCCGACCATCAGACTTCGATCGATCTGGTCAAGTTTGTTGCCGAAATTCTTCATGAACTCTTCGGCCCAAACCATTGCGTCATTGGTCTCTAACAGCTTGGCTGCCTGGAGGTCCGGCTCGGTTGGAATATAGGTATCTTCCACATCGGCTGGTTTAGAAACGATATCGCTCATTAGTCCCTCGGATCTTCTAAGTAGTTAACTGATGTGTGGGATGGACCTCGACTATGGTCAAGCTCGCACTCTGAAAGAAGCCAATAGCTCTTACCACCATCACTGGAGAAAGCCTCTGGGTTGCGAGTACTTTGCCAAATACCATTACCACCAGCAACGGACTTGTCGTGGAATACCCACTCATTGGGATCGTTGGTAAGCGGGGAAAGATTCTCATGATTGAGAAGCGCCGTGATGGTTGGGATGGCAATCATCGCCGACCCACCACTATGCCCCATATCGGCAAATGCCTGAATGACTCGAATATAACCACGAACCACGTCGGGGTCTTCACCAAGAAGTGACAGCTCCTTTTTGGCATGGGAAACTAGGCCGCTATCCTCAGAAAATGCAAGATTCCCCAAAGCAAGCGCAACCACCTCCTCCGCCTGCTTGGTCTGCTCAAAGCAAACGCTACAAATCCGAACCCCGCCGCAGCGGACCTCTTTTGCTGGAGTATTCGGATCCACCGGAGTTCCGGGGATCTGATGACCGTGAGTTGTGTACATTAACCCTCCTGATTAAATATGCGTAGGTGTGGTGTCAGTTCTCATCAGCGTAACGACGGTCGAGTTCATCTTCCTCAAGGGTGACGTACATCGTCTTGAGGTATGCCTTGACACCGGACTTGTCATTTGTAGACCACTCGAATCCTCGAACGATAAGGTCGACGTTCTTGATGTCTGCCCAATCGAGCATTTCGATCGTAGACTCATTGAGCTGAGTCTTGCCGCTGGAGGTGATCATGATCACTCGAGGGGGCTTGATGGAAAAGTTGACGGCCACAGGAAGATGTGGGTTACGGACCTCTTCCTCATCCTCACGAGGATTGGGGTACTTGACGTTCCAGCGATCTTTGAGCATGGCCTGTGCGACCTTCTCGTCAGGGATCTCGACCGAGAAACCCTTCACGCCCTTGGCGTTGAACTTGCCCTCACGACCCTCAAAGTTCTTGAAGATCAGTTTGGCCTTATCGAATTGTGCGGTAAGCGGTTCACTCATTAGAGCTCCATTTCTAATTGTTCGTTGTCTGTCACTGCGGTGATTGTTAGAGTCACCTTTTGGATTGGATCATTTATCTCATCCCTGTACTTCGAGATGATGTCAAACGTTTCGTCGCGGATCACTTTAGACGTGTATAGCCTGTAGCGACCCTCGAACCCTTTGTAATTCGTATGCTGGATGGCATGAACGGTAAATGTTTCGCGCATGACTATCCATATACGAACTTGCGGAGTACTCCATCGGGATCAACACAACTGCAAATACGTGTCAACGGTCCGAAGTCGTCGTACTCACCGGGCATGAACATGATTGCGTAATACCCAAGCTCTTCCAACTGCGGACGAAGTACAGAATCTTCGCATCTGTAGTAATGCTCGAAACTGAAGTCCTTCAAGGAAATGTCCGAGGGTAGGTCTTCGTACTTGCCTTCTGGCGGAGTTGAATGCATCAGAACCTCCGATCGAATCGGTCAAGAAACCCAGCGAAGCGGCCTAGTCGATTAGCCCACTTACACCTGTTCGTAAACTGTCGAATATAGATGAGAGCATCCTCGATGTTAGCGAACTCATGAGTCTCTTGAGCCCACGAATATGGAATCCCTGGGAAGTCTACTTTTACTCCCCAGCGAGAACCCACCGGGTAAATTTGGATCATGATTTTTCCTTTTCGATTAAGATTAGTGGAAATATCTTTTACGACACAAACCTATGGAAGGGTCCATAGTACTCGATTGCAGCCTCAGCATCTCGGGCCAACTTCTCGAAATATGAGTAGTCGATGAAGTCGCCGTAAGGCTCTTCACGCTTCTCCGCCATCTCACGTTCGATCCATCGGTAACCCTTGGTGCCAGTAACCGCGTACTTCTTGTCTTCCTTGATACGCCAGAGGAATGCGCCACCCTTAAGCACAGGGATGAAACTCCCCGTGCGACCGACATGCACAAACTCCGTCACCTTTCGCAATTCACTCTCGTTGAAGTCGAGATACATTGCTCCCTGCTGAACGCTTCGCGTCTCACAAAGATCGTCGAACTCAATCTCTTCGTTGGTGAACAGCTTCTTGAACACGTACGGATGCTGGAACTGAGCGCCTACCGCAGTCCACTTATCGCCCTGACGAGCAATATAAACTGCGTCATTGACGAGACAGAACTTGTCATACGTCCCTTCGTGCTCGAATTCGTATCCGTACTTCTGGCCGAAGTCCATGACAAACTGGATGATCTCCGGCGTAGCGTCTGGAATCTTGATCGAGTCCGTCTTGATGTGCGCAACGGTAAATCCTTTCTCCTGCACAGCGTGCTTGAGGTCTACCATGAATAAAGCACCGCGTTTGGCCACGATGTTGTCGATGTTCCTGTTGTCCTTGAACGGAGTTGGGAACTTCGCACTAGTGAGGCCATAAACGCTGTTGATTACAATCTTTAGCGCATACGCCAGATCGTCGGCCACATCTTCACCAGCGGCCAAAAACGGTTGCAGTCGACCACCAAGTAGCTTGCGGGCTCGGTCGAACTCCTTACGCTTAACCGCCATACGAGCGTCCTTGAGCTCGGAGAACCGTTCTGTGTAGGGTCCGAAGAGATTGAGGAGCTCAATGCTGGTCGGATGCATGGAGGCAACGTCCAGAAGCGCAACATTCTCATATACGCCCGGCTCGGCGTAAACGTACCCGCCTTCTCCTGTGACTTCTCCACGATAAGTACTTTCCTTTCCGTCGAACTTGTACCCGGGGAATTCCTCGGACAAGTCTGTGTAAATGAATTTCTTCTGAGGCTCCTTGTCGGAACCAAAGATGATCTTTGCCGTGTGGTTCTGAGTGGTGTGATTAACACTGAGACCAGACAACTCGGCCAACATCTCACGAGCGACGAAGTCCTGCTTACGGTTCTCGAACACCGCCTCTAACGCATGGACATCGTTCGCACAGTAATCGATGACTCGAGGGATCATTTCCTCAGGAACAGGCGAGTCCCAATCAAGATCAAGCTCCATGTGATGGATACCAAGCTCAATTTCGAACTTCTTGAGGCTCTGCTTCTTCGACGAGAAGTCGTACGCATCTGTGTAGGAAAGGTTGTACGCCTCTCCGAACAGCGCATTGTGATTGCCGCCGATGATCTTCTGACTAAGCCGGTAGATCTCCTCATTCGTGTAGCCCAAGAAACGAGCGTACAGAATATGGTTATCGTACTTGCGATTATTGAACCCGACCAACTTGAGCGCGAACAAAGGCTCGATCTCATGTGGTTCTGGGTTGATCATTCGGACGACGTCAGCATCCCCAGCATACTTCCAGCAGATCAGAAGCAGGTTGGGATATACCTCAATGTCGAAGAACACGATCGGGTCGTCAGATTTAACAGGGCCCTCAACCTCAAGCGGCATGAACTCCTGCCCGATGAACTGCATCTTCTGGACCACCTTGATGGCCGTATCGGACTGATGAGTACTTCGAGCGGCAAAGGTTAGGATCGTACCACGAAGATCTCGCACGTCGTAAGCCATTCCGGACTCATACGCTTCTTCCAAGATCTTATGGATGAAATCAACTGACGATTTGGTCCCAGGGTGTACTTCTTTCCTGAGGTTCTTGTCAATTAGTGCTCGAAGTCCCTTTTCACTTTGGATTGTCTTCGTACCAAGCATGGACTTCTCTTTCTTTGGCAACCCACTTGTAAGGGTCGCAACCTCTAGGTTGTTACATCTGGTCAATTTCCTCCGGAGGGAACTGTCCCCAAGCAAAGTTTTAACCTCGATACCGTCTGCGTAAAGAGCAGCAAGCTCCTTGACGTTACCGTGGTAAATATAGTGCAGATGAACGCCCGCGCCGCTTTTGCTAAGCTCGGTGTATGTCGGGGGAAACTGTGATGCTGCCCAACAGTTCATCTCTAGACTCTTATCGCCATTCTCATCAACAAGGTCGAAGTCGATGACGATGTGTTGCTCGGGTACCTTCACGAAGTGCAACTTTGAAGTGTCGATATCCTTTAGTGTAGTTGTCACATTAGCCCACTTAAACCTGGGACTACCATCAGTCTTTGTGTACTGAGCTGGTTGATCCGCATAAAGACGGTCGAAGTGCGACTCAATATCATCGACAGCAATTTGGTATGTCGTGTCCGGCTTGAATGGATCCGGTGCTGTCAATTTCTTGAATTTGGAGTAGTAGCTTCGAACAAGTACCCCATCGACTTCTGCCTTTTCTTCGAACTTGTCGAAGTAATTACGTAGCTCCTCTCGGAATTTGTATTGGGGAAGCAGACGCTCGATTCCAGTCTCTGCTCCGAATTCCTTGTAGAGTTCATACGCTCGTTTAAGGGAGACACCACCCTTTTCCTTAAACTCTTCGTAGTAATACTCCACATAGTTGTAGAACACATCGGTTTGAAGCATCATCTCGAGAGGGCGGTAAGAGTTGTAGTGGGTCTTACCCATTTCCCGATAGCGCTCGCGGCAATGATGTGCAATTGCTCCTAGTTCGAAGTCAACCATCCCCATCAGTGCGTGGTACCGATCCTCGTCGATCTTCACACCCGTGGGATGCACGTCGATAAGGCGTCGGATAATACCAGACTTGGCGTCACTGATCTTGACTGGCTGGTTCGTACCCATAAACAGAAACGCATTGACCCGAGCGGTGTATCCGGGCTTGTACTTCTCGTTCATCGGCATGTCTTCGTGAGAGATGATCGAATTAAGCTTCGTATTGTCATCAATCTTCGACAGGTCCCCATCATGCTGAATGGCCACGAGGGGGTTGCTCTTGAACGCTTCAGTAGCAAATGCGTTGTTACCACTACCCAGAGCCTTAGCATCGAAGGTCGTCGTATAGCCCTCGAACAGCTTCTGAATAATGTTGATCACCGTGGACTTGCCACTACCCGCAGGTCCATAAAACACGAGGAACTTCTGGATCTTCTTTGCCTCACCGGCAACGACGGCCCCAATAGCCCACTCGATCTTCGCACGTTCCTCCGGAGAATATAGAACGCTAAGGAGTTCATCCCAAGCATCAATAGGGCCCTCTTCGAGAGAATATGGAAGACGCTTGCTTGCGTAATCTGTTTTCTTGACTTCGGTGTTAGCGAAAACGAGCGACTCGTCTAGCGTATGGTAGTTGTCACTGATGTTCTGAAGGAACTGCCGGAACGTAGTCCAGATCTTCGTGTTGAACGACCGAAGGTTCTGAATTTGATAAAGGTTCCCGCATTCGTCATTATACCGGTGAAGGTCTTCGTCCACCAGGCGTTGAACATCGTACTCGTCACTAGACCATAGACCAGCTTCTTCGTCCCAGACAGCATAGAACGATCGTCCTCGACTCATCAAGTCTTTGGACCTACCGATGTTCCAGTCTGGGTAAAGCACAGGGGGGCCATCGCGTCTTTCTTTCACTCTAATTTCATAGAAATCCACACAACCCCCTTTTTAGTCGTAGTCTAATTCAAACAAGTACTCGTTAAACTGGTACCAGATCTCAACCTCTCGTTGATCTTTTTTCGTATGGGTCAAAGGAAATAGTCCTCCATGCCCCCGTCGATTATAGGTTCGGAATACAAACTGCTCGATGACATCGTGTAACGCCTTCTCATTAATAGGGGTAGCGTCATTGACGGTAGAAAGACCAAGGTTGGTAAGCATCACCCAAAACCAATTCTTCGCACTTTCGTCAGTCTCGAACTCAGCAACTCTAGAGAAAGCTATAAGCATCTCCAAGACGGAGCACCCAGGAGAAGTGAGTGCCCCGTCAATTGGAAATCCACGTTGTCTCAAGAATTCGATTCGTAAGTCTCGGCCGTCTTCTACACGGTTATCATCACCAGATACTAAAAACACAAATTGAAACTGGTGAAGGGTAGAGAGAAGATTATTGAACCGTAAGTTGGGCAAACGGGCCGAGGGAACACTAACCTTTTGGCATAGCCAGTTGAAATATTGATCTTCAATTGGCTTGGGCATTATCAGTCAGACCTAAACTTCCGGTCGTTGGAGTGCTTGAGGTCCCGATCCTCGAACTCCTGCTCGATGGTGTGCCCAGCCACCTCAAGCTCATATCGCCCTGCGTGCCGAAGCACTTCGTACTCCTTGTGCTGCTTGACGCTTCGAATGTACACAACATTCTTGTCGCCTGAGCCATGACCAAACTTCAGTTCACCAAGAAGCTCTGCGGGGTTGTACATCGGAACTTCCAACGAGTCAGCAAGAATGTCGTCGCCCTCATACCAGGTAACGGTTTCCTGAGCCCACTCGTTGTCGTTCTCGATGAACTCCTCGACACGGATCACGTACGGCTCACCGTCGATACGAGCGGCAGCTTCAGCCTCTTCGTCCCACTCTGCCCCACTCTCGGGGTCGGTGAAGACATTGACTCGCTCGTAGACGATGTCGGAAAGGTCGTCACTCTGCTGAGTGAGTTCCTCCTCGGTGACGTCATCATCTTCATCAGCGGCGATTTCAAAGAGCTCTTCGTCACTGCTGTCCAAGGCCTTCTCAAAATCTGCTGCCATTTTGGCCTTTAGGTATTCCTGCACTTCAGATGGTGACAACTGTGGCTCGGGGATCTCTTCAAGATCATCGATGGTCGCATCAATCACGTCAAATACCTCATTACGTCCGGTGCGTCGACCGATTAGAAAGCCAGTCCCGAATCCCACAACAGCGCTGGCAGCTCCGGCCGCAACCGGAATCACCCACTTCTGCTTGAGAATCTCTTGAATGTACATTAAGACCTCCTAGATCTTGTCGTAGATAATTCCGTCGACGTTGAAGTCGAGGTGGCACACCCGTTCGATACCCTGCACGAAGTCCTGGTTGCGCGACTCGTACATACCGAAGTCGATGTAGTTGTCCCCGTCGCCACCGAGAACCCAACCGACAACGGATCCTTCCGTAGACCGCTCGTAGCCAAGGGCATCGTAGACCTCATTGAGGAACACGTGACCACGAGACTGGAGCAGATCGTTGGCATAGGCTTGCTGGCACTTGATGAAGATCCGATTCAACTCAGGGTTCTTCTTGAAATTGCGAGATCCCTCGTCGAAGAACCGCCCGTAACCAGAGCCACCCTTACCGACAATCTTGACCTTCGCCTTCTTGCCGTCAGGAAGTTCGACCTTCTGCGTCGTAATGGCGCGGTGGATCTCCTCTTCCTTCTCATCGCCAAGCGCAGCCTGGGTGCGAGTACGATACTCGTCATGCACCTTGGCAAGCGCAGCGTAGGCCGCAGTCATACCAGCATTGCGCCGAGTAAGCTGCACGTGAGAGCCCGTGAGAGCGCCCACAGAGGCTCCTAAGACGATAACCGGCGGAGCATACAGCTTCACCACCTTGCTGACGTTTACGCCGTACACGAGTGCCAGGGCCCGCTTCTGCTCATCAGGGTCATCGATGTTCTCACGAACCGCCTCAAGGTCCTGCTTCATCTTCGGAAGTTCTTCCGAAAGCTTGAGGGTGGCACGACAAGCCATGACCGTTCCCGTGGCCACACCAGCGATACCACCAGCAAACATGATGTTGGGGGCGTTCTTCTTGAGAAGAAGGGCGGCGCGGAACAGGCTTTTCGTAACTCCTACTGGAATCATACTCATATTTCTCCTTAGATTTTTCCGTTCGCCACAAAGCGAAGGTATACTGCTGTTACTTGGGCGTCCGACATGTTTTGCACCTTTTTGGCCCAAGCGGGGCCAGGATATGCATTTGCGATCGCCGCCCGTTGCTGTTGGACGTCCATTACTACTCCTTACAAATGTTGGAGGATCACGTCAGCGACAATCGTTGCGCAGACTGCTGCTATGATTGCGCCGCGTTTTGTTTTGGTGTAACTATCAACCACGCTCACCACCGACCACCCGAATATTACGGCAAAGAGAATGGCAGCCATCAAATATGCTCCACCGGTGGGAACATCACGAGCCATCCGTCACGAACCCTTCGAACCTCGACATGCGCAAGACTGCTCCAACCCCAGTTGGTATCGACGAACGAGGTCGGCTGCCCAATGAGATCCTTGAGATCCTCGAGGGACGCGAACTCATACTGCTCAATGACACTACCAAGCGTCTCGACCACCAGCACAGCCTCTTCTTCACTTTCGAAGACGATATCGCTGGCATCACGTCGAGCGGGACGAACACGAGACGACTCTCCCGGAAGGAACCCGCGGGCCTGTGGGCTATACCGGTCTACGGCTCGGTTGTACTGAACACGAGAGGTGCTTCCACCAGAGGACGACCGACGAGGAGCAGAGTCCCCGTAGATCATTCGCTCGACGCCCTGTGTGGTTGCTTCCACAATGGTCCGACGAAGAGCGGGTAGAAGAACTTCTGCCACAATAAAGCTGGCAGCCGCTCGTCCATCCCCACCAATAAACACCTCTTTGACCTTCGAGCCGAAGGAACGCTTGCGCTCGATCACCTTACCGGTGACAACCTTCTCAAGGTCCTTCTTCACAGGCTTCTTTTCTTCTTTGCCCTTGTGTGAATTACCTGGGAAATCTTCCATGTGATCCTTTCATAGATTAATTGGAAAGAAGAGGGAATACCGTGTTGCTTTGGTATTCGCCTCCCGAACTACTTTCTCTTGTTCCTTTTCTCCTCGAGTTTGTCTCGGAACTTCGGCTTGAATTCGTAGTCGAAGTAGTCCCAGGCCTTATCGATCTTGATGTCGACGCGCTCTTGGATGACATCTTGGATGACCATCGTTGTTGCGAACTTGGCCGCCGTGACAGGAAGCTCTTGGGTAAGAGTCTTGTCTTGGGGCGTGTTGTTGTCAACGATGGACCAGATGATCTGAGAGATGCCGGCGCCAATGACGAAGCCTGAAACTTTCTTTACGATTTTGCGTCCGTCCATAGGGTCCTTTCGGATGTAGGGTGGATGAGTGGTTCATTATAGGGCGTGTTATTATTGCGTCTGGTAGGACATAACCCACCGAATTAACAACAACCCGAAAAAGCCGATTAGTATCCAGAAAAACACCCAAGTGACGGCGTCGATAAGGCCCCAGAAAATATGGGTTAAGATCGACCACGTTTTACTTCGACTATTACGCCGCAGGAGGATCACCAAAATCAATTTCAGTAGCAGTAGGATCTGCGGTGTCGCTGACATTGAGTGCGTTTGCGGTCTTCAACTTGAGCATCTCGCCAGCAGCGGCTTCGGACATCTCGGCGGGAAGAATCCCGATCACGAAATTGGCGGCGGCATCGGCATCGGTGACAAACTGCATGAGAAGCGCGTCGTATGCGGCAGAGCACCGGAACGTCTCTCGATCGGCGTCGTTCTTAATGAAGGCCTTGCCGTCTTCACTCTTCCTACCATAAGAAGTAAGAATCAGATTCTCGAAGAACTCGAACAGTTCCTGCTGGTTGTCTTCCTTCTCGGTAAGCGCACGCATTGCATCGGCGAGACCACCCTTGACAGAGATCTCGAGCCGAACAAGCTCGACCTTCGTGAGGTTGAAGTGAAGCGTTTCGGTCTGCTTAACGCCGTTGAAATCGTCGTACATGATAATGTGCTTAAGCATTTCGGGTTTCCTTTGTGTTTGTTTAGAATAGAAAGAGAAAGAGAAAGTCCTAGTTTTTGAGGCTAGGGCTTTCCCTGTAGGGGCACTTCCTTGGGCACTACTTGGGCACTACTCGGTGTCGGTCTCGAACACGTCGATGATGCCGTCGCTGTCGTTGTCCGACGAGTCGGTGGAGTTGGGGTCCGACCCGAGCGCGTTGGCTCCGGCGACGAGCACGGCGGCAAGGACGGCAGCGGCGCCGAGTGTGACGGCGGTCTGGTGGTCCTTGGTCCATGCCTTCGCACGGGTCCAGCGCGACGGGGCGTCCTCCTCGACCTTCTCGATGGAGGTGTTGGCGGTGACGGGGGTCAGGTCGGTGGTCATGATTGACTCACTTTCTTGCTGTGGTTGTGGGTTGGGGATGTGGTCCATTACAGGGCCTGTAAATCCTGCGTGGTTATGTCAAAACTTTCGTGTAATTGTAGTCGAAAGCCAGACATGGCCGCCCATCCTCACATAGAATTGACGTGAAGTCCAACGATAGCTGTTTGTCAGCCTCCCAACCAATACGACCCGAATCAGATGTCGGAGGAATCCCAATCATGTAGTAGAAATCGCTAAGCGTCACATACATGTCGCTCATGAGCTTAGCGTTTACATCGTTCTGGGACTTTCGGAGCTTCTCCATGTCGCAATTGAAATACCTACCGGTAAACAATTCGCAACACATTACAGGCCCACTACCCACAACGATGGTTTCCCCCGGGGGATTTGCTCGAATATGGTCTTTGGCGATTTCCTCACGGATCATTTGATCTTTCTTCTCACCGTGAACTTCGATCGCCTTTTCCCGGTATTCGGCGAATCCTTTCTCGGCAACCGCAAGCAGCGAATATGCAGCCGCCGTTCGCTTTGAACTGATGTGGTTTGCGCCCAGAATGCTACCAACAGTGACAGCGCCCGCTGCTACCGCCGGAATATACAGGTCCCACACAAGCTCAATCTTTTCACCAATTGTGGTGGGATTATTCTCAGGAGCCTCCATGTACTCGTGATCCCTGATTCGGATAGCAGCTCTGTATGACGCCTTACCTGCTAAATATGCGGTGCCGATTGTTCCGCTGACACCCAACGCGGTAAGGATCGCCGGAGAGTTCGACTTGATTACCTTCTGTGCACTTTGAGCAAGACTAATGAGATTCACTCAGGGGTCTCTCCTTTTCGTACGGCTTTGATGAATTCATATACGATGATGAACCAAAAGAGCAAACCACCAAGCCATGCCATACGGTCTAGAACGTCTTTGATGAGGTTCATCGTTACTCCTATTACTTCTTGGTGCGGAACGTGCGTTGGTATTCGGCGTTGGTAAGAACGACGAATTTGGTTTTGTCCATCATTGGATCGTACAAGCGAACAATCCAAGTTCCACTAGGAGCAATCTGCGGGTCTTCAGGACACTCCCGACAGTACACATGAAAGTGATATACGACATCGTGGGAAGTATCCCATCCGACATCGTGGGAAGTATCCCATCCGACGCGCTTAACGTTCTTGAAAATCGTCTCGATCTTGTCCGCATCAGCAAGAGAACAATTAAGCGGGACAAAAACCGCCTTGATGGAGGGCTTACAAAACTTGGGTTTTTCGACCTTGATCTTATGCTTTTTTTTCTTCATTAGTGCTCCTTATTATTGGATAGAAAAAAGGTATGAGAAGACTTGGGTATCATAGCCCAATCGTAACTATGATTTGGCGGCTTTGCTTCCGCACCAGGCAGGTAGGTCTTACACCTACACATTCGTGTCTTGCCTTCTTCTCATCTTAGGGCGTGTTTTTTCTGCGAGGTGAGAGAAGAACATAACCCTTGCGGATTAGAGGTTCTCAACTCACTTCTCGCTAGACGTTTAGCTGATACTCGACTTCAGCAATCGACCTCCGATGGTACGAACCACGAGCACACCGTCCTTCACGTGGCTGGGCTTGACCATGCGGAAACCGAAGAGTCGGCAGCCAATGGTGTACGCACTGATGATGACGATGGATTCGACGACCAGCGAAGCAATGCCGGAGGAATCCGAGGTCTTTTCGTTTGTGGTTGGTTGGTTGACGTTGTAGTCCATTTGATTAGTTCCTTGGTAGTTTGGTTTCCATCAGCATCTGAAAGAAAGTGTTGGTCTCTTCTGGAGGCCAACGAAATGTGGTACGAAAGCCGAACGCCTTCGAATAGGTGGGCTCGATGCAGTAGTAGGCATCACCACCGTTATCGAAAGCCACGCTTGGGTCGGAGTTCTTTCGTATCCAGTTGAAGCGTACTTCTTTGTAGCCATGGATTAGGTTTCTGAGAAACCGCTTCGACTCGGGAGAGTATTTCTGAAACGCCCATGATTTGACGATTCTCCAGAGAAGACCCCATAGCGTGTTTGTATTGGCTAAGAAGTACGCGTTACGAACAGTATTCCCCTGGCATGAGAACTGCGAGCACACCCCGTGGATCTTAAGAACGATCAACAGGTGTAACACGCCCTCGTCCACCCGGACGTTTCGACCGAAGTAATCCTTAAACCACGTTTGCTTATGTCTTGGCGCGTCGACTCTCATTAATTACTCCCATTTTGACATTAGGATGGAAAAGGATAACCAGTGTAGAACCTGGTCATTGCCTTTCACTGCTTGTCATTCAGACTGCTTCGGCAGCAACCTCGGCCACGTCGACGGCCTTGGTGATGGTCTGGGTGAAGACTCGACCGGTCTTGAAGACGATCTTGGTGACGGTCTCTCCGGCGGTCTCGACCGTGTCCATGCTGATGGGGGTGTTCGTGGCAACGGCCCACCAGGCGTAGGCAACACAGCCGGCGGTGCTGGCGGCCATGCCGGTCCAGAACACGATCTCGGGGGCGTTGTCCTTCAGCTTCTGCTTGAGGGACTTCTTGGGGATGGCGATGTTGGTGACTTCTCCGGGCATGATTTGCTCCTTGTGGAATGGATGGAAGAAAGGGGTGAGAGTCAGTTCTATTTGCTTTGGCTATTGCTAGCGTTGGCTACCGTACGGATACGGATAGATCTTCTTCTCACTCTAGCCCTTGTTATTTCTGCGTGGTCTTTCTACTGTCTCGCATGTGCTGAGTTCTAGTTAGCGAGGCTAGCGTTTCCGCACTACAAGAAAGAGATGTTGCTATATTGCCAAGAGTCTCTTTATTGTGTCCTGGTTGATTAAGAAGGATTGCCGCACGGTTAATGTTGTCTCGGACCTTGTCGGCTAGCTCTTGCAGATCTTTATCCATTACCCCTCCGATATAGATTCTAGGTCACGCTTACATTGGCCGTCGGAGATGTCTTTCAAAAGCTTATGGACATCTCCGATGATGTCAATCACTTGGTACAACTGAGGGTGCGTGAGGTCATTATCTCGCAGCATCTTTGAGCACGTCTCTAACGATTCGCACGCACCCACGACAACAATTTGATAATCGGGATCGACCATGATTCCTCAGATCTTTGAGATCAGGGCCAGGACGACCTTGCGGGCGGTATCAGCAGCGACGTAGAGCACGACGAGCTTGGTGACATCTTCGACGATCTTCTCGACTGCGACCGTCGTTGTGGCGATGACGTCGGCACTTGATTCGGACGGCTGGACTTCTGTGGTGTCTTGCGGGTCTTTCTTGACCATGGAAACTTGGAGTGCACGGTTCTTGAGCATTAAGGGTCCTTTCGGGATTAGAAGAAAGAAGAGGGGGGTCCTCAGTATATGGGCATACTGAGGACTCCCCTCGCTAGAACCAGCGTGATGCTGGAGCTACTGCGAGTTGAACTTGGCGTAGGTGGCGTAGCCGGCACCGCCGACGATGGTGGCGATGATGGCGATGAGGCCGAGCTTGCGCTTGTTCATGGCAGATCCTCCTTGGATCATTGGGGTTCATTATAGGGCCTGTTATTTCTGCGAGGCGTAGAAGAAGGTAACCCGTGAGGGTCGCCTTCCGTTCACTATGATGGGGGGGGTCTAGTGAACAAGTTGGTTGGTGTTCAACCTCGTCGGATTTCCCTGATGATGATCCAGATGATCCAGAGACCACCCGTGAGGATCGTCAGGAATCCATCCAACAAGAAGCTGAACAGACCGTACTTGTTTTGCATTTGGTCCCTCCTAAGGGATAGTGGTCTATTATACGGGTTGTTATTGTTGCGACACCTGCGAAATACCCTCAATTTACCAGAGACCCCTCTAATTCTTCTTCTAAGCGATTTAATGCTCCGGCGAGTATAATCACCCGGCTTTGGTATTAAAGTCGCTTAGAACGCAAATGAGAGGGTAGTTTTTTGAATTGTTTGTCTAGAAAACCCACCCGGGGAATTTTGCGGTCCAATTTTGTAGAAAAGCTTTGAATAAAGGCGGTTTATTGTAGTATAAAGACTAGTATATTAAGATTTACTGCCATTTTGACTGTTTGCTGGAAAAAAAGATAGTGCATGTTAATCGAACAACGAAACATGTATGCCGTGTAAGTGTTTTAAGTTTACACGGCATACATGCGGTTCGCTATGTCGAGGTCAGGTCTTTGAGGTCTTCGTGATGATTCCGAACGCCTTCGACACGAGCACGTGGCTGTGCTCATACGCGACGATGACAAGCACCTGCGCGAGGGTTCCGCCGACGATCAGCCAGGTATCGGCACTGGGTCGATTCGAGCGCTTGGCGCTTTTGATCAACTCCAGTTCCTTCAACTGGTGAACGAGGGCTTTGGCCTCGGGTGAGTGCGAGTCAACGGCTCGCATTTCGCTGTAGATGCGTGCAATCGCGTCGTCGACGTCCGAGTTCTTCTTTCGAATACTCAAGACTGTCTCCTTTCTATAGGGTCATTATAGGCCATGTTTTTCCTGCGACCCTATTTAAGGTTAGAGACATCAATGTCAGGAGGTAGAGTTTGCGGATTCATCTTGAACTTAACCTCGGGGAGAAGCTCAAGATCATGGGGGTCCCCATCGACATCGAGCGAGAAAAGCTTCGTTCCGGTTTCGGTGGTGCTCACGTTGATAGTGCCAACTGGTGGCGTGGTATCAGTAACCGAGAACATCTGCCGAAGCACCATCATTAGCGCCCCATAAAGGAACGTGAACTGAGCAACCGTGTTTCCATCCCAGTCAAGCCACCCTCGCATCACAGCGAAAGCGACAGCAGCCGCGACAAGCGTTGCTCCTGCCTGAGACCAGACCTTGATGAACTTCTTTACAGACATCTTATCTTCCATGTCTAACCTCCGGTGGTTGTAGTCGTTCCAGAAGTCGTATTCTGGGTTAATGCGTCCCGCTTAGACTCGGGCTTATACCCGTCCGCACATTCGTTGACTGGGTACGTATCGTCAGTGATGTGAAGGTATTCTTTTCGACGCTCATTGGCCAACTTGATTGTAGCAACCTCAGCCTCCGTCATGTCTGGAGTCGTCGGGAGATCCACGCTCAACAGCAACAGAATATCTCTAATCGCCTGGTTGTTGTCCGAAATTGCGTGACAAAAAGCGATTGTCTGAGTGGCATCTTCTTGCTTAGCCCGCTCATAATCTTGATTTGCGTTGTTTTGAATCCCGTAAAGAGCAGCGACAACACCAAACGTGATGATCACTGTCCAAAAAGTAAACAAATACTTTGTGGTTAACGTATAAATATGTTTATGCATATTACCTGCTCTTGTATGTAAGTATGGTCATGATGAAAGTGCCCACCGAAGCCGCCGCAGTAAGGATTAGTAGATTTCTGTGGCCCCACCATAGTTTATAGACGATTTCATTTTTCTTCTTTGTCGTCACGACTATTCCTCCGGCGCTCGTCTAGAGCCAACGCAAACGGGGCCCCTAGCAGAGAAGCCAAAATCGGATACAGGACTGGGTTTGGTGGGTTGGCGTAGAAAAGTTGGTTTGCAGTTCCAGCCAAACCCAACGTTAAAAAGAAAACGTCTCGAACTCGGTTAACCCACCTTGACCATTCGGTGTCAGACACTCGAGGAGAATCCTCTTTTTTAACTGGAACTTCCGCATCATCTAATGGTTCCGACGATGGCATAAATGATCAATCCTTTCTCGTCGGGAGTTTAACCTTACCCAATAGATTCCAAAACTTCAGCGTATGGGGCAGACACTGTTGTGATGTATTTGGTTTCTGTTTTATCGACAAGCGTAGCATGTTCGATAACACGCATTTGTTTTCCGGCTTCATAGTTTGCTGCGACAAATACTAAATCCCCCATAAAGTAGTCTAACCCATACTTGAAATGCGACGAATTTACTTCACACTCGATGAGGCCGACTGGTTGTTGTGCATTTGAAATGTCGGTAATTCTAGAATACAGAACATCTACTGGGTCGGATGGTGTAGCACTGGTCAGTAAATCCCAATCTTTAGCATCCACCGAAACATTTCTACAATCCCACCCAGTGGCTGTATGCGATAACGTTCGCTGTGTGTGTCCATCGGTTACCGCGTAACCACCAGTTTTTCTATCCTGATTAGACCAAACATATCTTGGTTTAACGATCTCATCACGAGAAGAGTTGAACTGCACAAGTTCGCTTCGATTTTCTCCAAGATACGCAATGAACCTAAACTCTGGAATCGTATCGGTTGGTCTAGACACTTTTAGCCCAATATCAGCTGCGCGTAGAATTTCATACACCGCATTTGATAAATACGAAGGGCTTTTAATTACGCGGGTCTTTGTAGCCACTTCGTAAAAAACACCAACATCATAGGTAACCAAAACGTTTGGAAGCGCTTCGATGGCTCCTAACGTGAGAGCCCCGGGATCATAATCGTCCGGATTAACTAAGTACCGATCCAACAGCGTGTTTACATGCATCCAAGAGTAATCGGCAGGTAATTCAAACTCCATTGGAGAAGTTGAATACACGCCCATTTGTTCTACTGGTGCAGGTGCCCAATCTGGAACCGCCATACTGTAAGTAACAACGCGATGATCCATGATTACAGCCGCTGCGCAACGACCAAAGACTTCCAATTTTGCAGGTCCTGGTTTTGTCTCATCAATGGTGGCCGTTTCAATTTCCATAACCACATTAGTGTTTGTGTGAGAAATGAATGTGCCTGGGGCAAACAACGAGACGTATTGTTCGGTTGGGTCACATACGACACGAACCTCTCCACCTGGGTAATTGTATCTTTCTACCCATAAAACAGAATCGAGCCCAGTAATATGTTCCACAACGGCATAGGTTTCTTTTTCAAGAGTAAAAAGATCCATTATTACACCCCCCAGTATGTATATCGATGATCGGCCCTGGTGAACTCGTGGTCTACAGAAACGCCAAAGAAGTTCCAACCCGGGTACAAATATGGCCAAATAGAACCCCATACGATTTTGTCTACGAGGGTTCTGTTGTCAACGCTTGCTCGGATTAGAGTGATGTATTTGTTGTCTTCTGCGCTGCTAATATGAATGATGTCGCCAACAAGAAAGTCGTGGCTAACTAAGAAGAAATACTTATCGGGGTTCTTAAGATCGTTGATCCTAAGGCTGCTTGTGTTGGTAGTGCAAGTAACCTCCATGAAGAACCCATGCGGAGCAGACGACAACTCGTCGGTGTGACTGATATACGAGTATCCGTAAGTCTCTGGGTCTGGTCCAATCGCAATATCAGTGTTTTCTGTCGAACAGATAAACGGATACGGACACGTAAGCGTCAGTTTAAGATCAGTCTCAGGAGCAAACTGCGACGCCTCGACCTTGCTAACTACTCCAAACAAACTACCGATATATGTAGAACCATTCATGAACCTAAGCTCAAGCTTGCTTTCTGTATTGTATTCGATAGATTGAATATTGTAGGAAATGGCTTTGTAGATGGTGTCCCGAAGATCGCCAACGGTGGTCCCTTCTCTATAATTAGGATTAAGAGAGAGAAGGAGCGCCACCACACGTTCTTTTGGCTGCATTCGAAAGAACTTAGGTCCATCGTTGTAAGTATTCAGAATCTCTTCGACATCAAGTCCTGTAGCGGCCTTCAAAATATAAGGATTAGACCGATTTGGGCCGCCAACAGAAAAGGTGGCGTGAGTAATCTGAAGAATACCCGTCTTAGGGGAACATAACTGGATCTCTGTGATGTTCATACGTTAAGCTCCTCCTTTGCGAGTGCAATCTGTGACCTAGTATTCCGATAAATATCGCTCGTGCTCAACTCGTGAGGAGCGTTGTTGATTTGCGTGAACTGGATTGGTTGGGTGGGTTTATCAGCCAACTTCGATGGATCGACGGCCGCTGCTGCGGCTTGTTCCTGAGCAACTACCGCCAACGACGTCGCCTGCTGTGTAGACAAAGTCGGATCGATAGTAGGCGTCTCCCAGAGATTATTCATTTCTCCAGCACCACGTTTAACGCCGGTTAAATCAAGCACAGGAGTGATTGTCGGGTTAGAATCCCACAAGATGTCTGGGCTGATTGTGTTACTGGCCAGTGTATCTCGCAACCCGCCAATAATCCCGTCACCGAATGCAGCAGCTCCATCCGCAGCAGTTGTGTCGTTATTGAATCCAACGACAAATCCCTCTGCAATTGATTTAGCCATCTCGATCATGACTTTAGAGGGGGAATTAATGTCAAGTATGTTCGCAATTGATTCGATTACTCCACCGGCAAGTTCCGCACCAGCATCATAAATCCCTTGTCGGCCAGACCAAAGTCCTCTGATAATTCCGATGACAATTGACTTAACTAAATGTTCAATTGCTTTGTCCAGCTTTTCCCCACCATTATCAATTGCCGTGGCGAGGTTTTCCATAAGGTTAGCCGCCAATTTTATAGCGCCGTCGTCGATTCTTTGCGATTGAGCATCGATGGCGTCCATAATTGCCAACACGAATCCGCCGATAGATTCACCCCATTCGCCAGCATGAAGCGCTAAGTTGTCGACAAAGTCAGTTCCGAGCTTAGAACCCATTGCCACTAAGATTGGAAGATTTCTATCAAGTTGAATCATTAACACGAGAAGGAAGAGCACGATAGATTCGACGATCTTAGGAACCGCGGCCGTCAATCCAGTCATAAAGGTTACAAACAACGTCGTACCAGCAGCCATAATATCAGGCAGCTTGAAGTTCAGAAACGCCAAGAACTGCATAACAATCGACGCGACTGTAAGCAAAATATCGCCAATGTGATCGTTGATTCCATGTAAGAATGCCAAGAGCATGAAATAACCAACGTTGGTGATTCGTTCATAGTTGTCGTAAATGAACTGAATAATACCACCAAGAATAGCATTCCAAGCCGCGACCATCTCGGGCACGTGTTCGATTAGGAATTGCACGATGTATTTAACAGCCTTGCCGAGCAGTACGGTGAATCTTGGAATGTTGGCTAGCAAAGACTCGATGCCCGTGATGATCCCACGGAATATGGCGCCGATGAAGAGGGTTATCTCTCCGATCAGTGTCATGAATGTGGAGGGACCAATTTCGGCAAGAGTCTTGATCGACGAAACCAAAAGCGCCACACCACCAGCAAAGAGTAGTACGCCCAAACCGAATAATGCCATGCCAGCACCAACGGTCACCAAAGCTGCCCCGAAAAGTGCAAGTGCTTCGGTGGCGCCGCTTCCATCTAAGAATAATGCGCCAACAGCAAGAAGTCCCAAAAATATGACGATTGCAGACATAACTCCGATTACTACCCACAAACCGGTGTCAGCCAACAACTTTATTGCGGCAGCAAGAATTGTAATTGAAGCCGCAATAATCCCGATCGTGAATGCGCCCTCAATTGCTTCTTTACCGTTTAGGAAATGGACAGCAACGACAAGTGCAATCAATGCAGCACCGAGACCTATGATGCCTTCCCACAACTCTTTGAGTCCCATGGTCCCAAACTTCTTCACTGCCTCTGCAAGAACAAGCATGGAGAAGCTGATAATCGCGATACCAATCGCAACTTCCTCCATTCGCTTTGGAGAACCAAAGCTGATAATCGCGAAAGTTATTAAGGCAAGAATGATGGCTAAGGAACCAAGACCCTTGGCCAAGACGTCCATTTCTGAACCACCAAGATCCGTAATAACTTTGGATAGAGCCAACAATGACACTGCAAGAAGCCCGATACCAATGCCCTTAACCTGAGCGTCATCTGGGATGATTGTAAGCGCTGCGACAATCATTGCGATTGAGATACCAACCGCGTACATGCCTTGAACCAGGGTTTTGAAGTCCATCTTACCGAACTGCTCGACCGATTTAAACAACTTACCGGTTGCAAGCGCAATAGCAATGATGGCAAATGAGGTAGAGAACATGTGCTTTGGACTGCCCATCAGTTTCATTGATGCGCCCAGACCGATCATAAGGACACTAACTGAGGTAAGACCACGCATTAATTCTAATGGGTCCATCGTAGACAACAACTTAACCGCAACCGAAAGAATAAGAATCGCGCCAGCAAGAGCCATAATGGTCGTACTCATCGTTGCGAAACTTGCGGTTTGCTCTAATCCCTTAATGCCACCTTCAGCGGTGCTAGTGTTTTTACCAAGAGACTTCATGGTTGCGCCTAGCATACCAAAACCAACGCCCATGGCAATTAACGCTTTGAACAATGCGTCAGAATCGATGAGGCTTAGAACGACCAGCGAGACAGTTAAGATCGCGATCGCCTCCGCAATCTTAAGCATTGCTTCCGCTTTAATTTCTCTCTGCATGGCGCCCAGGGTGCCCGTAACACTTCCGATAAGGTTCTTGATTTTGGTGGTAAAGCTACCACCAAGAAGGGCGCCAATAATTCCGTTGTCCAACCAGTTTTTGAGGAATGCCCCAACCCCATACGCTGCGGCAATGATGGCTCCGAACAAACCAACATTTATAGCATCTTGTACAAGATTGAAATCGCCACTCTTTAAAGCATCCGCAACCTTCGGGATGAACCCCTTGAACCAATCGGCGACCATTCCAATCTTTTCGCCAATCCAATCAAACACCTTACCAAGGAACTCTCCGACTTTACTAAGACTTTCAAACCGGTCTTGAACTCTACCGGTAGAGTCGCCGAGTATATCGAACTTCCCAGAAAGATTGTCTTTGTTGAAAAGACTGCCAATAGAGTCTTTAAACTGAACAAGAGCATCTTTGATTTTACCAAACGCTTCGATAATTGGTTGTAGTTTTGGCCCGATGTTGTCGTTGTACAAACGAACAAGCGCGTCTTTCAACTCGCCAAACCACTTAACAACCGCTTCAAATTTTCCGGAAATGTTAAGTTCGCCAAGGAACTGCGCAATGGGGCCAAAGATCTTCATGAAGAACTTATCGATCCCACCACCGTCAAGAAGGCTCTTCTTAAGTTCAAACAGAGCGTCCCCGATGTTTCCGAAAATATTAAGGATACCGATTCCTCCGGGCTTTACGGCACGGAAGAGAAGCAGGAAGCCCATGGCAATATTCTTGAGAATTGCAAATCCGATGGCGAGAATTGAAAACAACCCTCGAAACACACCACGAATTGCGTAAAGAACTTCAGATGTTGGCTGAAGAACGTTAGCCAAGAACGCAAAGACCTTTGAGATCTTAACAATTAGGGGTTCTGTTTGCGGAGGGAACACATCTTTGAATGCTTCACCAATAATCTTAGCGATTGCGTTAATGCTCTTGAAAATCGCAGTAAAGCCGCTGATGAGTCCCGGGATCGCAGCAGTTAATGCCGTGAAATTGATTTTACTAAGAAGGCTAATCGCGCCAAAAGTCTCGACACCTTCCATGGCTGAAAATGTATCGATAAGTGGGGTAATAGCTTCTTTGAATTTCTTAACCACCGGCGTGATTGCGTTGAACAAATCCCTCATGTGAACAAGATGCGGAGTAAAGAACACCGCAGCAATTCTAGAGAAAGCCGACTTAAGGTTCTCCAAAGACCCGGCGTATGTTTCGTTAGCTTTCTTAGCGCTCGGTCCATATGCAGCAGACATGGCTTGCGAGAACTGCTTGAAACTAAGTTCGCCGTTGGTAGCCATTTCTTGAACGGCTTCCTGACTAATACCCATTTGTGTAGCTAAGGCCGCCGTAGCATTCAACCCTCGGGTTGAAAACTGAAGGAGATCTTGGTTAGTGACCTTCCCCGCGGCAGCAGATCCGGAATATACATAGGCAATCTCGTCGAACGATGCTCCAGTCATTGCCGCTGCACCCGCGATACCGAGCAGCGTGCTTTCCATTTCTTGGCCGACATCGATACCGGAAGAGGCTAACTGGGCAGCCGCTTTAGCTGAACTACCAAGACCATAAGCAGTGTCCTCAACCGCGGCTTTAGCGGAATCCATGGCCACTTTAGAGTCAACACCAATAGCCTTAAACATGAAGTCTGCATGTTCAAGATCAAGGGCTCGCTTTTTACCGCCGGCTTCCATTGGTCCTAAAATAGACGCCGCCGTTGTTTTTGCAAACTGAAGGGCGCCATTAGTTAAATTCTGAATGACCGAAAATCCTACCGCGCCGAGAGCAGAGAACTTTCTTGAAATATCATCAACAGCTCGGCCAATGCCACTTAGATCCACCGTATGTGAACTGTCCGCAAGTTTTCGAATAACTTCGCCAGTGGCAGCAAGGTTTGTTGTTGAAGACTTAGAAACGCCGTCAAAGTTAAGACTTTCCTTAAGCCTATCGAGAACGCTAATTGTACCAGCTGCTTTTTTCTCGAAATCGGCGTTGTCAAACTTCATTGATACAACGCGTTCGTCGATGTTGTCGCTCATTGCTTCACCTCTCTCCACACGTCGTTGGCGATCTTGTCGAACAATGGCCGGAGGGCCGGATTAATGAAATCTAATCCTTCTACATAACCACCACCGCCGGTCGCATGGCCATAGTGTAAAAGAACAACAACCGAGGTTCCCTCAGAAGTCTTATTACTGTTGTACCAATTAATAGTGTACTTCCCCCTACGCTTGATTACTTTGTAGTACCAATCGGAAGCGGTAAGACCACTATCAACAGGCGTCGCCTTAACTAGAAGGTCTACACCTTTTTGCCCATACTGACTAAGAATGTCAAAAGGCTTTCCTTGTTTCAAGTTGTTGATGAAGAACTCCGTTTTATCAAAGGAGCCACTTGATTTGGCTTCGATCACAGTAACCCCTTTCTAAACTATACGGCAATATCTCCGTAGAGGTACCACTCGTTGGTACCAACCTTTTCAAGGGTGAATCGAGAATACTGTCCTGCTGAATTTAGAGCTCCACCAAGAGAGTTGATGGTAACGCCTGACCCAGCGACAATAGTGGTTAGACCGGCACCATACTGCGCTCCACAAATGACACTGCCAACTGGAATGGCGACGTCAACGTTCGGGGGAACCGTCAGGTTATTCGCCCCAGCCAAATTCATCTCAATAACTTTGCCGGGATCGGTAAGCACCAGCGTGTAGTTCGCGGTCTTACGGGAAAAGATTACATCCCGTAAACGTACCGATGCGATTTGCTCATCCATGTGAGTAGCTGTATAGCTATTTACTGCAACCATGAAAGCTCCCTATTCATACGTTGACGAAATCATGTAATCGCCAACGGTCGGGGTTCCGATAGTAGCCCCATCGATTTGGAATGTGTTTGCGTCTAGCATCTCAACAAGATGCGCTGGACCAGTAGCCGTCCAGGTACCATCGCCATTGTCGGTGATAACAACACAGAGCATGGCGATAATATCAACCACCATCGGGAGTCTAGGCTCAACCGATTCGGTGCCGTACAGATAATCTTCTAAAAGCGCCAGTGCTTCTGGCCGAGTGGTACGCGAGTCAATTACCAAATGTGCCGTTGGTCGGCGACTTGGGAACTGTTCCGGGGTCCCGCTAAAAGACCAGCTGAACTCAATTGGAGCGACGTTTGTGTCTACTGTTTGGTTTGCAACGTTGTCGGGGATTGATGTGAGGTTGTACAAAATATGAATCTTGTATCCCAAATCCACACCAGTAACATCATTTCCAACAAGAGTTCTATAGGACATACCAAAAGTATCTCTTGGTTGACTGTCCAATAGCAAACCTTCGTTCGTATCGACATACCCGTCAAACATTAGGAATTCGTCCGGATATGTTAATGCTTTAACCCTGGCGGTGAAATCTCCGTCCGTGACAAGATCGAAGGTTTTGACCCCGTCCAAATAGATTGGCGTAGCGGCAACATTGTCGTGAGCTTCCTCTACCGAGATGAGCCCGCTCCAAGAAAAGCCTTTGGCGCGCTCAGAAAAGCCAGTACCAATAGGATGAAGAGGAGAGTAAAAGACTCCTCTATCTACACCAAGTTCATAAACTCGTTCACCAATTTGATCCCACAAAAGTTTAGTCATTTACTACCTCCTAACCACTAGTGCCAAGTTTAGCTTTTCGAGCCGCGTTAAGTTCTCGGTTTCTTGCGGCGATCTCGCCCTTCGACATTTGCTTTTCATTCGAGTTCTTAATGCCACAGATTCTAAGTAAAGCAAACAGTCTATTCAAATTCCAATTCTCACAATCGAACGGCACGCTATATGAGGTCATCCAGAAGTAGATTAACTCTGAAGTGATAATCTCCGGAGATTTCTTCGCCCTCTGGTTCGGAGGTTCATAGAACGTGGTCGCCGATTGAGCAGACGCAATATACTCACTGACTGCGTCATAATGTTTCTTAGAAAACAGTGAAACGATTTCGGAAGATACGCCGGGCGTAACAAGCATCATCTCGATGTATGCTCTAACTTCTTCATCGGTCTTTTTCTCTGTGTCTAAGAACGGTTTTCCAAACTTTGCCTCCCATTTTGACAGTGCGGCCAGAGAATGCTCTAGTTCTAAAACAACGCCTTCCCGAATTACAAACTCGGAAGTTTCTTCGTTAAAGAACTCTTGCTCTTCTACAATTAATGTGAGCATTCTCTGGCCTCCTGTCTAAATGATTATCACGGATCGCGGGTGAAGGCCCAGTCGCTATCACTGAACGAGTTCAGAGCGTAACCGGTAGTCGCTTCCGCGAGAATGGTAAGGTGTCCGCCAGCAACGGCGATGGTGACGGTTCCAGCAGCAACAACAGCGTTGGTGTCGGCGCGACGGTAACGAACGCCAGTAACTGCGGGGATGGTGATGACACCAGTCGCAGAAACAAACGTCGGCTCCGTAGCCGTAACCAGCGTAATGCCACCACCGAAGAATGCAAGAACGTCATCCGGCTGAGGAAGAATCGGATCAACGCCAACGGAACCGTAAAGGACTGCTTCCAAATCAGCAAGCTCACCAGCATCGACAACAGTCGAATCGATCACGATAAGCGCCGTGGGCTTGTAGCCCGTGACGTTCACCGGAACAGTGGACAGCTTGTAGCTGAAAGTAATCGCCTCGGGCGAATCGTTGACAGTGCCGTACGCTTTCTCCGTCGGAGCAGCAGTAACACCATACATGAGGTGGATCTTGTACCCGTAATCCTCGCCATCGATGTCGTTGCCCTTCTTGGTCCGATAGGAAAGGCCAAACGAAGTGCGAGTCTGCTGACCAATGGTGACGCCAGCCGTGGGCGAAACGAGACCATCGAAAGGTTCAAACTCTACCGGATAAGTAAACGCCTCAAGCGTTGCCTCAAGCTGCTCGGCCGAAATGAGGTTCAGGTACTTGATGTTGTCAGCATACTTGGCGTTAGCCTCGGCACCAGTAGGAGACTCGGTAACGGTGGTGAGACCGTTCCAAGCAACACCATTGGTGTAGTTGCCGTCAACATCGGGGATGTAAAGGACCCCATGATCAACGCCCGTTTCATAGGTGCGCTCACCAGTATTGTCCCAACTAAGTGCGGTCATGATACTCCTTAGAAGTACAGTTTGTAGACAGTGTGGTTGAGTTGATCAGCCACATAGAAACGAAGAAACACGCAAGACGGTAAATCAGCAACCGCTGACGGGATGAGACTATCCGGGTCTCGATCGATCACAGTAACTTCATATCGTTTTTTGTGCATGTAAGGATTGTTATTGGCGAATTTAGTATCGATGTCATTAAGCCGATAAACAATACACGGATAATTCATTGAAACCGTTGGCGGTGGCTGAAAATATACAGACGGTGCGCCAAGAAGATCGACCAACAATTCTTGAAGCTGAGAACGTGGCAGCATTAATCATCCTCCAAGCGGAAACGGTCCATTGTATACTTCACCCAAACTTAAGACGAGTCTCGGATGACTAACTTCGACCGCTGTAACTGTCCAAGCCACACCCTGCCACATAACATAACGGATCGCAAAGAAATGATTGTTCGCGTATTCATCAGCCACAATACTAATAGAATTACCAACTGAAATATTATCATTAAGGCTTGCGCCATTCTCCAGTTTTCGAGAGTTACGAATCACATCGCCATAAGCTTGACGTTCTATGATTACATCAACCCAAACACCGGATTCAGTTGGTACTTCTTGAGATTCACCATAACCGACTTTACCAGAAAATCGATTCATTGGAATCTCCTAGTTGGTTCAGGCGTCCTCGCGGGTGAACGCCCACTGATCGTCGTTGTCATTGCTGAACGCGTACGAGCTCGACGCAGGCTCGGCGTAGATGATGACGGTGGCACCGGCCGCGATAGCGGTCTGAGCACCAGCGCTCAGCGTCGACCCAGCAGCGTTCTTGTACACGACGCCGGTCTGGGTGGGGATGGTCACAACGCCAGTGTCGCTGACGAACGTAGGAGCATCCGGCATGATGAGAACAACCGAGCCCTCAACCTTCTTGACAACCAGGGCCGACTTCAGCTTCACGAGCGCGCCGGAGATCCGGGTCTCGATCAGGTACTTGTAGTTGTTGTAGTCAATGTCGAAGTCGTCAAACATCGACACCTGGCCACCACGATCCGCGCCGAGCACGTAATCGATCGGGTTGACGATGACGGCAACGATCTCGTCATCCTCTTCCATGGCCTCGACCGCAACGATGGTCGTGACGCGAAGCTCCGCAGCCACCTCGTCAAGCGACTTGTAGATACGACGACCGGTCGTGTCCTTCAGAAGCATGAACTGAGCGATGTAGCTCTCGGTGGTGAACATGGTGGGAAGACCCGAGCCCCGGAGGTGGCGACGGTTCAGGATCAGCGCGTCGATGATCTCGGCGGCAGTCGAAGAAGCGTCATCGAGGTTCACATTCACCGTGGTGGTGTAAACCTCGTTGTCCTTGGCGATCGGACGAACGTTCTGCTCGTTGATCTTGTCCTCATGCGAGACATCGCGGCCATCGCTGAAGAGGATCGCGCGGGCGATTTCCTCGTCAAGCATGATACGCATCTCACCCTTGAGCCACGACACAACGTCGAAGTCAGTGATGTCGATCATGTCGTCACGATCGAGCTTCTGCTTCTTGTAGATGGTGGTCGGGGTGGTCACGCGCTTGGCGACAGCGAAGAACTCTTCCTTCTTCAGGCTGCCCTTGACGTAGCCCTTGGCACGAGCGTCCTCGAAAGTGAGGTCGGCGGACAGGGTCTTGATTCGCGCGAACGGGCTCTTGCGAACACCCTCAAGCACGACGTTGACCCACTCGGTCCGACGCTTGCGGAACTCAGGAACCGAATCGATCGCCTGAGCATCGGGAAACAGGTTGTCGATGTCGTCGATACCATGCGACAGGGCATAGGAGGTGACGGCCTCTTTGAGCGAGCCAACACGGCTGGCATCGGCAACGATGGACTCAATGTCGGAGTGCGACAGTTCATGCTTCACGGTGGTGTCATCTTTCGTCTCGAAAACGTTGTGCTTCATTTCGGTGGTACCTTCCTTGCCGGTCTCGGCGTCGTTGTTATCTTCAATATCTGAATGCTGTGCCGAAGCCGAATCAAGCGCCTCGCCGATCATGAAATGGAGCAGATCCTGCTGCTCCTGAGTCATGGAATTATAGATGTCTGCAAGGGTGAGGTTAGAACTATCTGCCGAATCCCCCCCATTAGTAGATGCGTGCTCAACTGCTTCGCCCTCAGTCTCTTCGACCTCGGGAGTTTCCTCTGCCTCTTCCTCTTCAACCTCAGGCTCTTCCTCAACCTCAGGCTCTTCATCATCCTCATCGTGTGAGAGATTTCCATGCTCAAGCTCGAGGCCGGTGTAAATGATAGCCTCGTCAAGCTGCTCAAGCTCGTCGTCATCGGAATGACTGATGTTGATGTTGTCGATCACGGCCCCGGGGTTGGCGCCGGAAAGAACAAGACTGACCTCACGAATGGCCCCATGGAACACCTTGCTGCTGCGCTCGATGAGCTGATTGGCCCAAATAGACAACATGTTAATGTCGTTATGCGCAACAAGGCTCTTGGCGTGCTCAGCCTTGGCGGTGTCGTTGAAGAAGCCGTAGGCGTAAACGCCCTCATCACGGTTCTCCAGAATCGCATGACCCAGCACGTTCTCGGGGTCGTTATGACCATGCTGCCAAACCAGCGGCACCGTCATCTGATCCTGATGCTGGAATGCGTTGGGCATAATGGTTCGACCATCGGTGCATTTAAGACCGTTCTTGGTCGCCCAACCACTGAAATCTGCTTCCATTTTGACTATCCTTTCGAAGAACTACCTGATTGTTTGATGGCATCGAACTCGCTTTGAATGATGGCCTTGTATTTAGCAATCGTTTGTTCTCGTAATGCCTTGTACTTTGTCTGGGCATTAGAGACTGCGGATTTGATTTCTGCATTAACCCGTTGCGCATTAGCCTTAGCTGATTCTTGAGCCTTTTTGTTTTCTACCGATGTAGCAGACTTAACTTGCAGCTCTTGAGTCTTTGTTTCGGCAAGAACCTTCCCCGATTTAGCTTTGCCCTCACCTTTGATCTGAGCTATGTCTTGCGCCCGCATTGCTCGTACCTCTTTGCTAACCGTTTTTGGAAGCGGAGGAAGGGCGTCAAGTTTAGCCTGGGTTTCGGAAGCAATCTTTTGCAGTTTCGCATTTCGATCCGCCGCAATAGTTGCTCTTTGTCCATTAAGGTCTTGATTTAATCGAGAGATAAGCTCTTTTACTGAATTACGAACTTCCGTTTGCTTGGCTTTTGCGTTTAGACGAACCTTAGTCATATCGACCTTTTTGGTGCCAGAAAGATCCTTAATTTCTTTCCTTCGAGCAGCGTCAATGTTTGACTTGGCTATCGTAAATGCTTCTTTCTTCTTTTTACCCCTAAGATCTGAGGTGCTAGGCCCTTTCAGTTCTCTAGTTCTCATGTAGTATTCATGCGCTTTTACAGGGTCATACCAAGGTGACGCATAGTGTTTCAAAAACGTATCTACGAATTCTTCAACATCAGCCATCACTGTAATCCTTTGGCCAAAACATTAATGTCTGAATTAAGTCCATCGAAAACTTCATTCATGATAGCATCCATATCGGAGGCCATTTGTTCTGGGTCAATTACTGGTTGCGATGGAACAGTTTCCTGACCAGGCATCCCGATATTGATACTTGATTGAGGCATGTTGCTATTGATAAGCAAATCTGCCTTCGGGTCTGGGTGCGGAGGAATACCCATAGCAGCTCGGATCTCATTCGATGTCATGATCTCGTTACGAGCAAACTTATCGGCAACTTCAGCAATCTGAGAAAGAGGAATCAACTTGAACGGATCTCTGAAGTACTTGATTCGCTCTTGCTTAGATGTCTTATCTGCACCCAAGAAGGACCGTTGCATGGCCTCAACCGTTGCCTCTAAAAGAGGCTCGATAGTCCGGTTGTAGTAATTAATCATGGTCGCTTCGTCAGCAGTACCGTTCATAACCTCTTCGGTAATGCCCAACTGAGAATATAGCAGCTTAGTTAAATACTCGATTTGACTAAGAAGGTTGTTCTCCGCGGGTCGGTTTAGCTGGGTGATCTTTTCAGTACCATCAGTATAGGCGATGCCGTACTGGCTCCCCTTCAACTGGAACTCGATGTCTTCCCGTCGCTTTTCTGCCTGCTGCCGACGAGCATCAGACTTAATGACGTAAGGAAGCTGGATGATGAGGTCTAGTTTGCCCGAACTGGACTGCTCATCAACCACATCCAGAAGATTCAGTTTGTGGATCAAACGTTGAAGAGTTGAGTTACGCTCATTCATCACAGCATATAATGGGTTCTCCACAATAGCCGCGTTCTTTTTCTCAACAACGATTTCCTGACGAACACCTTTAGCTTCGTTGTACAAACTAACTCTGATGTGCTTAGGATACCACTCGAGAATCTTACCTACACGCATGTTTTCGATCTCGAACACGTTACCAGAATTAGGGTCGATAGTTACATCTACCGGAACAATAGCCACGGCACCGTCATCAAACAACGACATGGCAATGTCTTGCTTGAATGCCCTTGGCCCCTGGTCAATATTGGATTCGAGCGTTAAACACTGATTCAAGGAGCTTTCGACGTCTTCCAGATATCGATCTTGATCGTCAAGCTTAACATGACGAATACCAATCTCTGCGAAATCAATCGCGATTCTGGTATAGATAGACGCTACAATAGATCGCTCATTAGAGTATCGAGGACGGGTCGCATGTGGCCTTGCGCTTGTGCTTGGCCCAATCGAATACGTTGGTTGGACCGGATTTTCCTCATACGAGCGAAAAGCATTCCACATTTTTGCTAAGCGATTCATGATAGCCAAGACGTTTCACCTCCTTTGGGGGTTTAATGCTATGCTAAGGCTTTTCTAGCGATGTTGTTAACCACATGGGTGTTAACATGGCCTCTGGGGTGTTTATCTGTTACTAAAACGTGGTACCCTTTTTCTTTAAGAATTCGATTAGTAATTGCGATTGCTTCCTCGCGACTACGAGCAGTTTGCATCGCAGTTCTTTGGGCGCTTATCAAATCCTTTTGTTTTTTTTGGGCGGCTACTTTACGAGCGGCAACTTTTTTAGCATGACGTTGCCCCCACTTCATTCCACGAACACCATGATGCTCGAAGTAATTATCAATCTCCGAGTGGGTTAACCCCTTCTCTTCAAGCATCAATCCGATAGTCTCAATATCCGACTCGACGAACGCCATTGTCAATCACCTCTTTACAGGCTTCTTGTATGAGTAATTAAGTTTACTAGAATCAATGCCGTTCATGAGATCAAGCTTATCTAAAAGATGAAATTTACCTTCACGAACCTTTTTTTGATACCACTGGCCCTGTTTTAAATCAAACCGCGCCACAGGTCCAAGCATACCCAACCCGTAACCCTGCCCAAAATAATCAGAAATAAACCTTTCACCAAGAGTTGCTGTTCCAGATGCGGTTTTACGTTTAGCGTCAAGCATGAGTTGACGTTGGGCAGTAACGTTCTTCACATAAGGAGAACTCTTACGAGTAGCAACAGCTTTTGCGTATGCCGCTCGTTTTTGTTCCCTACGAACACCCCACTTCATGCCTTTAACACCGTGATGTTCAAAGTATGCATCGATCTGAGAATGACTCAGACCTTTCTCTTCAAGCATGTGACCGACAGTATCAACGTCGGCTTCGGTGAACATCACTTTTTCTTTCTAGGCGGCGTAACTAACGGTTTCGGTGTTCTCTGAACAAATGCCCCAATCACACTAGGACCTCGCATTGGAATGGCCGGTGCAAAAGGACCAAAAGCTAGAGGGAGCAGAATGCTGTTAATAGTGATTTGGCCGTAGGTCCCAAGCTTATCTTTCACGGTCATTTTACCGGTTTTAAGCCGTTTGTTGTATGCAGTTAACTCTTTGATTTTAGTTTTCTGCATTCTAAGCTGACGTTCTTTACCGCCAAGAAACGCTCGACCAAGAGCAGCTGATGCAGCATACCCGGTACCGTTCATTCGGTTTTTGGTTCGATACATACGGCGATTGTTAATGTCAATCTTAGCCCCAACAATGCGATTAACACCGGTTTTATCTTTACCCTTACGGAACCCCCACTTCATTCCGATAACACCGTGATGCTCGAAGTATTCATCAATCTGAGAATGACTCAGACCTTTCTCTTCAAGCATTAACCCAATCGCGTCAATCTGTTCCTCTGTATACATTACGAGTACCTTCCATTTTGACGATAGTGGTCAAACTCAGACGTACTCGCCAATCAGATGAAGATCGGTGCCATCGAACCAGCAGAGAGCAACGCCGCCGGCGGCAAGGGTAAACTTGGCTCCAGTCGCAGCCGTTCCACCGAGCTTGATCGCCCGAGCCGTGCCACCATCAAACGCCACAGTGGCGGAGTTGGCGGAGTTACCACTGGTAAACACCATAGGCACGAGCGTGTTGGCGGCCGGCTCAGCCGAAGTGCTGGTCTTACCGGCGGTACCAATCAACCCAGCGACAGTCACAGCTCCAAAAGCAGCGTCGCGACCGGTGTTAACCGTGCCGTCAGCGTTGAACAGTGCAATCTCTTCGATGACCTGGTTCGAATCAAGAGTCGTCTTGGTGCTGACCACGGCCTGCTTAACAGTCTTGCTTTCCATTGAAATTCCCTTCGGGTTTATGCATTACTCGAATGCATCTTTGTTGGCTTTGTAAGCAACGTATGCGTCCAGTAAGGCCGAGACGTTGTCAATCTTCTCATCACTACGCTTTTTCCAAAGCTTCCTGTTACCGTTGGTGTCTTCCAAAGTAACAGCATTCCCCATAGCAAAAGACATCAAGTCTTGATCGAAGATCAACTTACGTTCTTCGCTTAGGATCTTTAACTCACCAAGAGGCACCGATTCGGTTCGGGAACCCTGGATAACTTTCTCAATCCCGTAGGGACCGTTTTCTGCTTCCCATCTACTAACAAACTCTTTAGCGTTGTAAGGATCGTAACCCATGCAACGAACATCGAACTCTGCTACTGGCGAAAGAATAAACGCGTCCAGATCGTCATACACTTCCATCATATCGAGGATGTCTCCCTCTAGAACATGAAGGCTGTGTTCAGCAATGAACTCGTCGTACTTCTGTCGCATAGCTCCGGGGAGCCTCATCAGAGTATAATTTGAGATGTAACTTCTAGTCTTTACACCAAACGACCCGTTACTAAGCGGGAACAGAAAGGTGAAAGCACAGAAGTCGTCGCCCTGCGAGAGGTCCACGCCCATTGAGCATGGGCCTTGCCAGAACTGTCGCGATGGGTGAACCTCGGTTTCCTCATAGGTGAAGAAGTAGGTATAACCCTCCATGGGAATACCGAACCGCTTGGCCAAGATGTCGTTTCTTGACGCCGGAGCTTTCTCAGCTCGTTCAACATCCAACTGATAGACATCATATGTAACGGTCTGACCCAGATTCGGGTTAGCCTTAAGCCATGTCGACGGGTCATTAACTTCTTCTAGATCATCGAGCTTGTAGTGCCAGATTGAAATATGTGGAGCCTGATACTCACCGCGTAGAATGTCTGCAAGCTCAATCTTGATAGTATCGCCAGACCCATTACGGACCGTTCCTTCGGAACTAATAGCGACGATCAACCAATCGTCAAGCTTAGATGCGCCCTGTTCGATTGCGCCAACAACATCTTCCCTAATATCCCCCGATAACCACTCATCAATAGTAGAAACCTTGGGCCTAAGTCCCTGCAATTTATTAATGGACATTGGGCGAACTTCGAGAATGGATCCGGTGAGGAAATTCTCAATGCCCTTCTTAGTTGACGCAAGTTTAACGCGATTAGCTTTTGACCCAGTAGTGTTCTGCAAAGATCCTTCAGTGAGGAACTTGAATAGAGGTCCGCGGGTACGGGTGATGGCGGTACGAAACGGCGACATAACTTCGTCGGCCTGTTTCATGGTTGGGGCAGTGGTGATTTGATGTGTAGTAGCCACATCGACATTTAGGAAATATGCTTGAATGCACATTGCGTACATCGACTTGGCTGCTCCACGAGCAACGATTAAATACTGCTTTGTGGTGAGCCGTTTCTTGATGGTTCGTTTAACGTAACCGCCAGGAGCTCCATCAACCCCGGGTCGGTATACACTACGTTCGACGTAGTAGTACCAACCAAAAATTTGTTCTGCCCAAACTTTGAACGTATCTAATAGATATAGATCCGCACCGTCAGTAAGGGTTAACTCGTTCTCGCAATACTTGATGAACCCCTCTACGGCATTGATGTCGTAGTAAATGTTGGGGTTCTCAATAAGAGCATCGATACGGTTCATCTCCATAGAGACTTCCCTATTTACAGGAATGTCTCCACGTAGAACCCGATCGCGAAATTCACCATAGTATCTTGGGGTTGCTTTGTTAGCTAAAGCTACGTCCACTATGCAACCTCCAATCTAATTTAACTGAAACCACCCTTTGGGCCTTCATTAACCGTAATCGTATGCCACTTCTCACTAGATGGACTTTGTGGATACTTGGGGGCCTTGCTCTTTTTCTTCTTTTTACCCCCGTGGTTCTGTTGATACGTTGGGGTGTTAACGATAGCCCTAGTCGCCATTTCGGTAAGATGATTGGTGTTTCGCTCGGTGTCTTTCTTCGGCATCGTACCAGAAGTAGCTTTATCGATAGCAGATTTAACCGCGCCTTTAATCACCATTTGACCAGTCATAACAAGCATGTCTTGGGCAAATTTCTTGCCCTTTGTGTCAGGCTTTTTGGTAAGATTATGGTAGTCCTGCTCCAACTTCATTCGAGCAACTAAAAGCTTAAGTTCCTCGTCCGAAAAATGGCTGGGAGATTTGTTCTTCTTACCCTGATGGGCATGAGTTTTAGCAATAGCTCGACGTTTACGAACCCCCCACTTCATACCTTTTACACCATAGTGTGCGAGTACTTCGTCTACAAGCATTTCGCCTTCTGCGTTAATGATCACAAGTCACCTCCTTAGGCAGCAGTCATTGGATCGACAGGATCAAGCATCCACTCTCGATGAGTGTTAATTCGCGTTTCTAACTGATCAACCTGCTTCTCCATGGCCGTCAACAGGAACGAGGTTTGCGGAGGATCAAAGAACATCCGAACCTTGAGGAACATATAGGTGCGCACCATGTTCAACCCATTGTCGCCAACAAGATAGTCGTCCCACTCAGACGAGGAATCTTCAATCATGAAGCCTTCGTCAGGACCAACGCCGATTTGCTGAAGAGTAGAGAAAACCGAATTAATATGAATGATAATGTCTAAGTCAAAGGTGGTGTCATCTTCGGCAATACCAATAACCTTTTTCGTGCTTGTTAGAATACTGGCTTCCATCGAAAATCACCTCCATTGTAGATTGTCTTTAATGTCACCAGAGTTTTGTGTCCCCAGGCCTACGCTCAACAAATGGAGTTCGAAGTTTAGCTCGATCGCCGTAATGTATAGCATTGTGCGTATCATGAGTAGTTGTGATCAAGAATTCTGGATTCAAAATCCAATCCGCATGGTCCGCAACGTCTTTAGTATCCATGGGATTGATGTGGTGCACCAGTAATGCGCCGTTGATTTCATATCCAGGAATTCCTAAATCACAACCCTCATCTCTGATAATGACATCGTTTCGAATGTCGCGCCACTCTCTTGTTCTGTAGAAATACTGATTTGCCCATCGATCGAAACCGAAAGTGATGTTCCCAACCGTTCCACCGAGAACAAGATAGTCAAACCTATCTTCGAACGTATCAAAACGTCTAAGTTCAGAATATGTTCGGATTAGATCACTCATCGTATTCCTCTACCTCTCGACCAGAATATACGCCCATAGCCTTGAGAGCCTCGGCATACAATTCTTCGGTGCGGGACTGCGCTTCGATCTGCTCGACTCGAGCGGTAAGAAGTTGCTTCTCCATGCGCATACGTTCTTGCTCAAGACGCTCTCGAGAAGAACCCAGCTTAAGGAAATGAGTAATCTGCTGAGCAGAAGCAGTGCCATCTCGCATCTGACGTTCAGTAAGATCGTGTGCAAGTGAGATAAGCTCGTTTTCACGTGCCTCTGGGGTAGTCGCCGGGCGGCCACGTCGAGTAGGCTTCTTTGCTTCTGGTTTTCGCCTTGTGTTACCCATGGACTACTCCTTTCTTTTAGGCAATTGCCGCTGCGTACAAAGTATAAATTTCTCCAGAAGTTAACACTCTGTCCCAAGCGGATAAATGCCCTAACGTACCATCAAAATTATCTAAAGCGCTATACCCACGACCATATTGCAGAATTCCGCCGTAGTTTTGATGCGCTGAGACAGTCCCTCCACCGTCAGGTGTGCCATCTGTGTAAAGAACCACCGCACGAGTAGAAGAATCATACGTCATGGCGATCATATGCCAACTACCATCGTTCACAACGTCGGTACCAGAAAACGACTGCCAAGTAGAGTTGTTGAACCTACGGTAATTGACTTTACCGTCAGTAATACCAAAAGAGTCCCACGTTTCAGCGTGACTATCACCCATGACGGTTAACGAAGCGTCACCTTCATACGTAGAGGTGTTCTTGGTGGATGTTAGTTTAACAAACGCCAGTCGAGTTTGGTTTCCAGAAAGAGCCACTCTAGAGGTTTGAAATCTTCCGCCAGAAAGACCCAACGCCGTGTATCCCGAAACCGGACCTGGTGCACCCCATGAATAAGGCGCATCAAGAACAGCCGCAAGACCGTTTCCAGAAGAATCTACAGGATTACTATCGCCAGTTTGATTTAAAATGAAATAGAAAAGTGGTGTAGATAACGCAACTTCTTCCCCATATAGATCATTCAAACCACTACCGATACCCAATCGGTTGACAATAGTTAACCCATGGTCGGTTTCAAAAGAAGTGTTTTCTCTATAAAGAGTTACTTTTTTAGGCATTACCAAGCCTCTACGTTGTAGATTGGGGTCCCTTCAGAAATCAATTTGACGTTAATAACCGAAGGTGTTTCTGGATCACAAATCCATTGATCGGTGGACGCTCCGTTAAGACGATAGGTATCTTCTCCGCCAACGGTTGGCGTTAAGATAGCGTTGCTATCGTAAGACACCGTATAGTAAATAACAGCAGACGCGTCGTTGTTTACAATACGAAACCCTCGATAGGGGGGCTTAACCAAACCTAATTCGTTTCGAATATAGGGGGATCGGTCAATATGCAGCGGGTTTTCTCCAGCCGCTCTGTCGAGAGTAACCGTATCAACGGTAGACGCGACTAAAGTGACGTTTCCAGTGGTATTTTTAACATCGATAGCGGTCATGAACTTCTTCTTTCTTAGGTCATCGAGAAGGTTAAACGCTGCTCTCCCCAAGCGACCATGATCCTATCGAAAGCCAACTGTGAGGGAGGAACCCCATCGCCAGAAGGATATGGACCGATCGTGGCGTGCGGCTTGTATTCAGGAAATTCGCTCAGGTCCCACTGCTTCAGAAAGTTTCGCATGGCCATGAGATCTGGTGTCGGTCGAAGCATCAGTGCAGAAACGGGTTCCTCAGGGGGGCCCAGTTTTTCAACACCAAACACACTAAGCCCGAATGGGCGTGAAATTAAGGCAAGATCTGATGCGTCCTTAGCCATGATATTGAAATCGGTTGGCTTGTGGTCACTTACCAACCCCGAAAAGACCAGAGTCACATGCGGAAGATCCTGCTTGCACCAATCGGTTGTGATTGGAAGTAACGCAATCATAACACTATCCATTATGACTCCTATTGTTTGGTCAGAGATTGTAATTCTTCTAACGCCGCTTTGTGTCCACCTTCAATTCGAATTTGTTCAACGGTTAAGTTGATAACTTCGTCATCGTCCAAACCATCGTATAATTCGATTAATGCGGAGAGAGACGCGTGTTTTGTTTCCATTTGGCTAATGAAAATCGTGAGCCATTCGATTCGGCGTTCTTTTATTGAAGCTTCGTTTGGGATTGTGCCAAGTTTAAAGACAATTCGTTTGATCAATAATTCCGCGTTGTATTCTGTTTCTTGATACGACCTAATCTCTGCCGTAAGTTTTGGGTCCTCATTAGTGCCACAAAAGTTTCTAAGATCTGCACAAAACTCTAACTGGGCTTTATCGATGCCACAATTCGACTTTTCATGTAGTGTTTCTTCAAACTTTTTGGCGAGAACAACGTTAACTCCATCGGCAGGATCTGTGGTGTATTCCATAAAAAGCTCCCTATTTAATTACTGAAGTAAACCAAAATTTCGAAGAGCCTTGACCACTTTACCCACGGTGTATCCATCATACGTCGCGGTATCATTAGCAATACCGGAAGTATTAGCAGCAAAAGTTGCTGCCGTAATAGATGTGGTCGGCTGAACGATGGGGGTGGTGTTCCAAAGGCCAATTTTTTGTGTATTGGCCGTTCCAATTTTAGTGCCAGTGGTTGTTCCAGCAATAATATTGGACGCATCGGCAAGCGTCAAACTTCCAGTCAAACTAAGAGATGCGGTCTT